ATGGCCTCGACCTCGACTGTTGGCAAGACGACCAGCGTCCCGCCAGCCCAGCTGTCCCTCTTCCACAAGAACCCACGGCGTGGCGATGTGTCCGCGATCATGGCCAGCCTGCGGCGTCATACGCAGTACAAGCCGATCACGGCCAACGTGGGCACGCACACCGGCCGCGCGGGCGAGGTGTTGGCCGGTAACCACACGCTGATGGCCTTCCGTGAGCTGGCCGAGGCCGAGCCAGACGACCCACGCTGGCGCAAGATGCTGGTGCATTGGGTCGACGTGGACGACGACCTGGCCGAGCGCATCGTGGTGGCCGACAACCAGACCGGACGCCTGGGCGGGTTCGATGACGCCGAGCTGGCCGAGCTGGTGGCCGGGTTCGACGGCGATACCGAGGGCCTGGGCTTCACCGATGCGGACCTGGACGACCTGAACGCGATCCTGGAGGAACGCGCCGACCTGCCGCCCATGGGTGACCCCTTCGCCAAGGACGACAAGGCATCGACCGGCAGCGACGACGCCAGCGGTGACAGCGCCGACGAGGGCGGCGAGCCCACCGGTGACCCCGGCAGCACGCGCATGGTGGTGCTCACGCTGCCGATCCCACGCTTCGTCTGGGTGCAGCAGGCCCTGGAGCGCGCCCGCGTGGAGTTCGACGTGGAGACCAACACCGACGCCGTGGTGGCGCTGCTGGAGCAGTGGACGGGCACCACCGCCCCGGCCGACACCGAGCGCCTGGCCGCTGCCGCCGACGACATGCTGGCCGAGGATCCGGCGGGGTTCACCGATGACGACGACTGAGCTGACGCGGGTCTACGTGCCCAGGGTGGCCACGCCCGAGCAGGCCACCGCCTGCGTCGGCAACATGGTGCCCACCCGCGAGCCCAGCGACATCAAGCCCGGCACCGTGCTGCACGACGCCGACACCCGCGAGCCGATCCTGGGCTACCTGCGGCTGGAGAACACCGCGCTGCTGCGCCGGGCGCTGCTGGCCATCGACACCGGAGGCAGTGCCACCACGACCAACGGGCGCAGCCGTACGTTCGGCTACGCGCCGCGCAGGCCCATTGTCTGGCGCGAGGCGTGCAGCATCACCGCCCTGGGGCGCGACTACCCGCAGATCGAACAGGTACTGGAAAGCTACGCCGACCAGTTTGCTGCCGGGCTTGGCGCCATTGACCCTGAGCTGGTGAAACGGGGCCAGGACGAGTTAACCAGCGTGCTGCACGACTGGCGTCTTGGCGAGGCCAAGCTGTGGACCAGCGGCGTCGTGAACGACACCGCCCAGCTGCCCTACCACCGCGACGGGTTCAACTTCCCGGTCTGGTCGGCAATGCCGGTGGTGCGCCGGGGCACCCGTGGCGGGCACCTGCACCTCCCCGAGTACGACATCGTGGTGCCCTGCGGCGACGGCAGCGTGACGTTCTTCGAGGGTTACCGGCTGGTGCATGGCGTCACCCCGATCACGCGGGTGAAGGCCAAGGAGGGCTATCGCATCAGCTGCGTGTACTACGCACTGCGCGGGATGAAAACCTGCCGGGTCGCTGCCGAGGAGGCGGCGTACGGGCGGCGCAAGCGCACCGAGCGCGAGAAGGAAATGGCCGACCGGCTGGCGCGCGGTGAGACCGGGTTCCCGCAGCGCATGGGCGATGACGACAGCAAGCTGCGCGAGTACGGGCCACGTGACGCCATGAACGACTGGCGCGGCATGTCCGGCAGCAAGCGTCTCCAGGAGAACAGCCGACCGCGCTACTAGCCCGACATAGGCGGGCAATAGGCTATCCTGGCGGGCATGACGCCTCGGATGATCTACCTGGTGGGCCAGCCCGGCTCGGGCAAGTCGACCCTGATGGCTGCGCTGACCAAGGGCCTGGTGCGCTCCCCCTGGGACGAGCACACCGTGCCGCACGACGTGCTCGTTGACCGGGTAACCGGTGAGGTGGTCGGCGCGGAAATCGGCAAGCAGCGCGGCGCGTTCTCCGGTACCGACGCGCTGGCCAGCAGCATCATCGACAAGGCGGTGCCCTGGGTCCAGACGCAGCCGTACGACGTGCTGCTGGCCGAAGGCGCACGGCTGGCGAACAAGCGGTTCATCCAGGCTGCCGCCGACGCGGGCTATGCCGTGATGCTGGGCCTGCTCGACCATCCCGACGCCGACACCTGGCGCAAGCGGCGCAGCAAGGCCCTGGGCCGGGAGCAGAACCTGTCGTGGGTGAAGGGTCGGCTGACCAGCAGTCGCAAGCTGGCCGAGGCGTACCCCAGCGCGTTCGTGGTCGGCGGCGCGGTGATCCCGCCCGAGCCGGGCAAGGTCATTTCGCTGGCCGGGCACCCCGACGAACTCGAGCCGATCCTGGCGGCGTTCATCAGTGGCTAAGCGCCCTGAGCTGGAGTTTCCAGAGAACGGCAGCGGTGACCCCACCGTTGACGTGTGGCAGTCCGACGGCACGTTCGACAGCCACAAGGCCGAGACCATCTTCGAGGAGACCAAGAACTGGCCTCCCGAGCAGCGTGCCGCCATGCTGCGCAGCCTGCGCGCCGCCGAAACGCGCGCCACCGTGCGCACCAAGTACCGGCACCCGGCCGAAATGGCAGCGGCGGTGACGCCGGGCTATCGCATCACCCCGGCCCTGGCGATGATCAGCACCAGCATTGAGCGCGTGCTGAACAGCCACCGCAAGATCAACCTGAGCGTGTCCATGCCGCCGCAGGAGGGCAAGTCGTCGCTCTGCTCGGTGTGGGCACCGTTGAGAGCTCTCCAGCTGAATCCCAACCGGCGCATCATCCTGGCCACCTACGCCCAGCCCCTGGCCGACATGCACAGCCGCACCGCCCGCGAGGTCATCAGCACCCACGGCGCGGGCATCACCGACCCGCTGACCGGCCTGGCCGTGGAGGACAAGATCGGCCTGCGCCTGGCCCAGGGCGCGAACAAGATCAGCTTCTGGTCAGTGGAAGGCGGCGCTGGCGGGCTGCTGGCGGCAGGCATCGGCGCAACCATCACCGGTATGCCCGCTGACCTGCTGATCATTGACGACCCGTTCAAGAACATGATGGAGGCCGACAGCGCCACGCACCGCGCGAACGTCGAGCTGTGGTTCAGCTCGGTGGCGCTCACCCGTCTGGCACCGGACGCCAGCATCATCCTCATTCAAACCCGCTGGCACCCCGAGGACTTGGCGGGCAAGGTGCTGGCCGGTGAGAAGCTGCTGGAGCCCAACGAGCGCACCTGGCGGCACCTGAACATTCCGGCCATCGCCGAAGAGGGCATCCCCGACGCCCTGGGGCGCGAGCCCGGCACGCCCATGGTGTCCGCGCGTGACACACCCGAGGCCAAACGGAACTTCGCCCAGACGCGCAAGCAGGTGGGCGAGCGCACCTGGTACGCGCTTTACCAGGGCAGCCCGCGCAACCCTGCCGGTGGCATCTTCCAGCGCGCGTGGTTCGATCCCCGGTTGCCGCAGCCGCCGAGCTACCCGGTAGCCAGCGTGGTCGGCATCGACCCGGCCGACAGCGGCGAGGGCGACGAGACCGGCATCGTATGCGGGATGCTCTACCACGACGGGCAGGCCAAGGCGGCGCTCACGCACGATCGCTCGGGCATGTTCACGTCCGACCAGTGGGCGCGCGAGGGCGTGCTGCTGGCGCTGGAGCAGGGTGCCCGCGTGATCGCTGTGGAGGGCTACACCGCCGCCAAGACGTACGTGCGCGTGGTGCGCCAGGCGTACACCGCCATCCACAACGAGGCGGTCGCCAAGCGCCAGAGCGGGGCGCTGCTGACGCCCGTGGAGCAGCGCGCCCTGACCGACATCCCGCCGTTTCAGATCAAGCCCTGGCGCGGTGCCAACAAGGCCGACGCCGTGGCCCGCGCAGGCGGGCTCAGCCAGTCGCTGGAGACCGGCCGCTGCCGCACTGTGGAGGGCAGCCTGGCCGTGTTCGAGGAGCAGGCGTGCGACTGGCAGATGGGCCAGCACCAGCCCGACCGCGTGGCTGCGGCCATCATCGTTCACGACATCCTGATGGAAATGGCCGGGGCGCAGATGCAGATCGCCGCCCCGGTCGACCGCAAGACGGCACCGCCGCCCGCGTGGATGCGCCGCCACATCGGCGGTTAGGTGTCGGCCTCAAAGCAGATCAGCACCATGCCGGGGCTGATGTAGTCGGTGAACCATGCCTGGTCAGCCGCGCGGGCGGCGTCCAGCCCGCCGACGAACACACAGCGCAGCGACGGCACCAAGTCCGACGCCCCACGCGATTCGGCGAAGTCCTCGACGTAATCCCAGATCACCTGGCCCCAGGTCTGGGGCTGGGCGCGCAGTTCGGCCAGCAGCACTGGCACCTCGACGCGGAACTTCGTCGCCCGCTGAATCCTGATCTGCTGGCGGTGCATCTGCCGTTCGGCAAGCCATCTCTGGCGTGCTGGTTCCAAGGAGAATCACCCCTCCATCGACGTGGACAATTTCGGTCTGAGCAGGGGCTTTGGCGTAGTACACGGTGTCGTCACCGATGAAGTACAGGGTGTCGTCGTCCAGCTGCTTGGCCGAGGCCAGGGCATTCCACTGGGCACGAGTCATCTTGTGAACGGCCATCAGTCCTCCAGCGCTTCGATCACGTCGCACCGGTAGTTCGTCACCGGCAGTATGGGCAGGCCCAGGCGGTGGCACACCACCGCGCCGACCACCATGGCGTCGGCCTCGTTGTTGTCGGTCAGCCCCACCTCTGGGAACAGCTTGGCCGCTGCCAGCAGTACCTGGTCCTTGCTGGCGTTGCCCTTGCCGGTGGCGAACTTCGCGCGCTGGCTGGTGCTGACAACGGTCAGCGGTACGTCGTACTTCTCGCACAGCTCGACTGTCCGGCCAAACACCCACGGCAGCACCCACACCCCGGCACCCTTGGCCCCGTACGCCAGCGCCTCAATGCCCACGGCGTTCGGCTTGTCCTCGGTGAAGCACTGCTCTACCTGGTCGATCAGGGCGTTCACCCGGCGGGCCATGGCGCGCTTCGACTTGTCGCGGCCGGGCCGGGGTGCGGAAACGGTGGCGGTAGCCGCGATGTACGCCGCCAGCGGGTCATCGTCCTCGATAGGCTCCAGATCAATGCGGGCCAGGCCAGTGCCCGTCAGGCTGGTGTCGATACCGAGGATGCGCATGGTGGGCACACTACCGACATTTGCGGGTAACTGCCACTGCCTGATGTAGTGTCTGGAGCATGAGCCTCGGAGAGTTCGTGCTGGTGCTGGTCGTCTACGCGCTGGCGGTCATGCGCCTTACCCGGCTGATCAACGCCGACACCATCCTGGACCGGCCCCGGCTGGCCATCGCAGGCAAGGCCCGCGAGGCGCGGCTGGTCATGCTGGAGGCCCGCGCGCACGGCCAGGAGGCCCGCGCCCAGCTGTACCAGCGCCGCATGGTGCGCTGGAACACGCTGATGTATTTCGTGCAATGCCCCTGGTGCGTCGGCATGTGGTTGGCCCTGGGCACCGCGTGGGTGCCGCTGTACTTCCACACGAACCCGGTGGCCCAGTACCTGGGCGTAGCCCTGGCCGTGAGCCACCTGATCGGCGTCTGTGCCCGGTTTGCCGACACCGAGGACATGGAGATTGTTGACGACGACGAGCAGTAGCACGCTCAGGCGATAACCTGGCCCACATGGCTGCCTCCACCCTGCGCGTCTCCCGCCGCCCGAAGGGCAGCCCGGCGCGGCGCTCGCTCACCGCTGCCAGCCAGCCGCTGGAGCCGGGCCGGGTGCCGTCCAAGTCGGTGGCGGGTACGGTCACACGCTCCAGCTGGCAGAACGAAGCCTGGGAGTGCATGGACCTGGTGGGCGAGCTGCGCTACTACGTCGGTTGGCGCGCATCGTCGTGCAGCCGTGTGGAGCTGGTGGCCAGCGAGCTGGACCCCGACACCGGCAAGCCCACGGGCGGCATCCGCGAGGACGACCCCGATGGCCTGCGCTTCCTCGAAATCGTCAAGTCGATGGCCGGTGGCCCGCTCGGGCAGAAGCAGCTCCAGAAGCGCGCCGCCGAGTGCCTTACCGTGCCCGGCGAACACCGCATTGCGCTGCTCGACCAGGGCGACAAGAACCCCGACGGCAGTGTCCGTCACAACTGGTACGTCCTCACCAACGACGAGGTGAAAAACAAGGGCGGCGGCAAGACTGACATCGAGCTGCCCGACGGCACCATCCACGAATACAGCAAGGGCCGGGACATCATGTTCCGCGTCTGGAACCCGCGCCCCCGCCGGGCCAAGGAACCCGACAGCCCCGTGCGTGCCTGCCTGGACAGCCTGCGCGAAATCATCCGCACCACAAAGAAGATCAAGAACGCCAGCAAGTCTCGACTCATCGGCAATGGCGTGGTGTTCCTGCCGCAGGAGCTGAGCCTGCCCAGCGCCCACGCGCCGACGGCCGACAACCAGCCCGGCGCGCCGGTACCGGTGGTCACGGGCGTGCCCGCCGCCGACGAGCTGAGCAACCTGCTGTTCCAGACGGCAGCGGCGGCGGTCGATGACGAGGACAGCCAGGCAGCGCTGATCCCGCTGCTGGCCACCGTGCCCGGCGAACACCTCCAGAAGATTTTCCACCTCAAGATCGGTAACGAAATCACCGAGGTGGAAATCAAGACGCGCAACGACGCCATTGCGCGCCTGGCCATGGGCCTGGACGTGAGCCCCGAGCGGCTGCTGGGCCTGGGCAGCAACAGCAACCACTGGAGCGCCTGGCAGATCGGTGACGAGGACGTGCAGTTGCACATCAAGCCCGTCATGGAGGTGCTGTGCGCGGCCATCTACCGCGAGGTGCTGGTGGCCACGCTCAAGGCCGAAGGCATCGACCCCGACAAGTACGTGCTCTGGTACGACGCCAGCGGGCTCACGGTGGATCCCGACAAGACAGACGAGGCCACCGCCGCCAAGGAGCAGGGCGCGATCACCCACGAGGCTTACCGCCGCTACCTGGGGCTGGCCGACGACGACGGTTACGACCTGGAGACCCTGGAGGGCGCGCAGGCGTGGGCACGCGATGCCATCGTCGCGGACCCCACGCTCATCACCACGCTGGCCCCGCTGCTGGAGGGCACCGACCTGGGCGAGCTGGACTTCCCGACGCCGCAGCCTGCGCTCCCGCCCGGCGAGGAGGACCAGGACGGCGAGGACGAAAGCACCGGCAGCGAGCCCAACACCGAGAACGACAGCGAGGCCGCAGCCCGCACCAGCAGCGTGGCCGACATGATGCTGGCCGAACGGCTGCTCACCACGCGGGCGCTGGGCCTGGCCGGTAAGCGCCGCGTGAACGTGCGCGACAGCGCCCAGAAGGCACGGCTGGCAGGCATTGCGCCGCACGACTACCACCGCGTGATGGGACCAGTGGCCGACGCCGACATCCCACGGCTCATCAGCGGCTGGGACGAGGGCCTGGAAGAGGAGGCCCTGGCACTGCTCGGTATCGACAGCGAGCGCACCGAGGCGCTGCGCCGCACCGTGCGCGCCCAGGTACGGCGTGAGCTGACGCAGCCTGTAATCGACGTGGAGGTGGGCTGATGTGGCCGCTGCCTGGTGAAGCCCTGAACCGGACCATTGAGGTGGAGGCCGGTATCACCGACCTGTACGCCGACGTACTGAACACCTGGTGCGACCAGGCCCGCGCTGCTGTCCTCCCCACGCTGGCCACCAGTGAAAACAGTGCTCTCACTGCGGATGGAAGTTTGCCACCGGAGCCGGGAGGGATAGATGAAACTGCCGGGTTCTGGGATCAACACTCGACTGAGTTGATCCTAGCAGGTATGTCAAATTTGTACGCATTGTCGCTGGTAGAGGGAATGGAAGGTATGGATATTCCCTTGCCAGACATCAATTTGACCAGCCGTGAACGACCCGTCATCCCGGCGTCTGTCGTTCGGTCGATTACTTCGACAAGCTCGGTAGCTAAGGCTGACATCCAGCGGGCTGCGGACATCGTGGAAAGCGTGCCCGAGCTGCGCCAGGCCCGCGACGACTTCGTGGCGGCGCAGCGGCCGGACGTGGCAGCGGTGCCCAAGGTGGTGCAGTCCAAGGTCCAGGCGGCGGTGGCAGCGGTGAAGGTGGACGCCGCCCAGTACGACCCCATGCACACCGAGCAGGGCGTGCCCGTGATCGAGGTATACGTCACCCGCCAGCGCGAGGCAGCGGCGGCGGTGCTGACGCCCGGCAGCCCCGAACTGCGCGACGTGGCCCGAAACGAGGGTTACCAGGCGGCGGGCATCCAGAACGCGGCGGTGGTGGTCGCGGCGGCGCAGTCCGAGGACGAGCTGGAGAAGGTGTGGATCGCCACTATCGACGGCCGGACCCGGCATACGCACTTCGCCGCCGACGGCCAGCGCGCACCCCTCGCCGGTAAGTTCACGGTCGGTGCTGCGTTGCTGGACTTCCCAGCGGACCCCGCTGGCCCGGCGGCAGAGGTCAAGAACTGCCGCTGCCGGGTAGGCATCCTGGCACCGGACGAGGAGCTGCCCGATGAGGTCGACCGGCACACTGAGCGTCTTGCCGGACGCGACTCGACAGCGCGCAATCGCATCGGATCGCAGTCTGACGAGGTACGGCGGCGCGCCGATGACGGCACCATCCGCGCCCGTGAGGACGAGGACGGTATCGGACGCACCGCCAGCGCCGCCCCGAGTGAACAGGAGTACGACATGCCCCGCGAGCAGGTAGTCAACACCGAGCAGGGCGGCAGCACCGTCGTCCTGGCCACCGACGGCGACGAGGCCGAGACCTTCCGCACCTTCACCGACCAGCCCATTGCGTTCGTCGGCATCGAGACCAGCGACGGCCGGATGCTGGCCAAGGACATCGAGTTCAGCGTGCGCACCCCGCCGCTGCCGATGATGTGGACCAAGCAGACCGGATACGGCCATGAGGACGCCTTCACGGTGGGCGTCATCGAGAGCGCCCGCGTGGACGGCGACACCATCCGTGGGTCCGGCTACTGGCTGAACACCACCGAGGCCGACGAGGCGTTCAACGAGGCCAGCCACAAGGTGAGCCGCCCCAGCGTCGACCTGGCCCGCACCGAGTGGAAGCTGACCGACGAGGACGGCAACGAAATCACCGAGGAGCAGTGGTGGGACATGCCCATCGACGCCAAGGTGATTCAGACCATTACGGCGGCAGAGCTGATCGGCACCACCATGGTTGCCACCCCGGCCTTCGGCGACACCATGATCGAGTTCACCGGGGACCGCGAGAGCCGCGATGCCGCGCTGGTGGCCAGCGCCGCCGAGGCGTTCCGGCCGCGCGTGTACGCCGCCGCCATGTTCGCTGACCCGCAGCTGTCCGGCCCGACGCTGCCCACCATGGACCCCGAGACAGGGCACATGTTCGGTCACCTGGCGTGCTTCGGTGCCTGCCACCGCAGCATCCAGAGCGAGTGCGTGGTGGCTCCGCGCAGCCGCACTGGCTACAGCATGTTCCACACCAGCCCGGCCGTGCGCCTGGACGACGGCACCAGCCTGCCGGTGGGACGGCTCACCGTGGGCAGTGGCCACGCGCCCGACCACGTGAGCGGCCAGGTGGCGGCGGCGCACTACGACACCGCCGGTACGTGCTTCGCCCTGGTGCGCGTGGGTGAGGACGCGCACGGCATCTGGTTCAGTGGCGTGGCTGCGCCCTGGGCCACGCCCGAGCAGATCGAAATGGGTCTGGCCGCTCCGCTTTCCGGCGACTGGCGCGACTTCGGCCAGGGCCTGGAGCTGGTGGCGGCGCTGGCCGTGAACACGCCCGGCTTCGCTGTGCGTGGCCGCGAGGGCGACCAGGGCCAGCCGCTGGCGCTGGTGGCCAGCCTGGGGCCGAACCCGCGCGGTGCGGCGACCCGTGGCGGTAATGCCCTGAGCGCCAACGCCATTGCCGACATCGTGAGCAAGGCGGTGACCACTGCCCTTGCCCAGCGCGACACCGACGCCGAGCTGGCAACCCTGCTGGCCAAGGCCGACGAGAAGCTGGGGCCGATGCCCACCCCGAACGACGAGGTGGCCGAGCTGCTGGCCGAGGCCGACGCGAAGGCAGGTGCCTGATGGGATGCGGATGCGGTGGCGGTGCTGGCAGCAATCGCAGTGACACTATCGGCTACTACGTGGTGCTGCCGGGCGGCGACGTGCTGCCCGCTGGCGTGAACCCGGCCGACCCCGACGCCGGGGAGCCGCCGTACGCCTTCTATCAGGAGGCCCACAACCAGGTCGTCCTGAACGGCGGTGGCACCGTGCGGCGGCTGCGCAAGCAGCCAGCCCCCGCGTGATTGCACGCCCGTCGTCTACGTTTCATCACCAGAGAGTTCCCGCCCGAGTTATGTACCGGGGGACGATCACCGAGAACCATATTGGCGCTGCTTGAGACAAGGAGTTCGCAGTGTTCGTCTCCCCTGCTCCCCGCTACGGCGCGAGCACCCGCAAGGTTGGCCAGTTTGCGCACCAGATGCCGCAGACCCTGCCTGAGACCGCCGCCGAGCTGGCCGCGCTGATCGAAGGTGCCCAGGCCGACATCAACGAAATCCGTGCCCGCCACGCGGCCGGTGAAACGCTGACGGGCGCTGACGCGACCCGCCTGCGTTCGCTGCTTGGTGACGTGGACACCCTCACCGCCGCGCACGCCGCCGCCGTGCTGGCCGAGCCCGCCGACGCCGACGAGGTGGCCGGACTGCTCAGCCAGGCCGACGCCGGTACGCCGGAAGCCCCCGAGGCCCCGGCCGACGAGGCACCCGAGGCCCCCGAGGGCGGTGACACTGCGCCCGAGGCCCCGGCCGACGCCCCGCAGGTTCCGGTCGCTGCCAGCGGCCAGCCCGCCCCGGTGACCAACGGCAGCCGCCCGGTCACCTTCGGCGCGGCGGTCACCGGTGCCGAGCCCGAGACCCCCGAGGGCGACACCCCGACGCCGGGCTGGGTCATGCAGCCGGGCGTCCCCGGCTACCAGCCGAACGCCAAGGTGGGCTTCGCCCAGCTGGCCAAGCAGCTCGACACCATCCGGCCGGGCAGCCGGTCGGTGCGGGGCAACCGGCCGGACAAGTACATGGACGGGCAGTCGTTCAGCGCCCAGGTCGTGTCGGCCCTGACCCGTGACGTGGAGGTCGTTGACGACCCGCACGCCCTGGTCGCGGCCATCAACAAGGCCACCAGCCTGGTGAAGGGCGAGCGGGTCACCGCTGCCAGCCTCACCGCTGCCGGTGGCTGGTGCGCTCCGTCCGAGCAGCTGTACGACTTCTGCGACGTGCCGGACGCCACCGACCTGCTCTCGCTGCCGGAAATCACCATCAACCGTGGTGGTATCCGCTGGCCGCGCGAGCCTGATCTGTCCGGCATCTTCGAGGACTTCGAGTGGTTCTTCACCGAGCCCGAGCTGGAGGCCACCGACCCGGTGACCGGCGCTCCCACTGCCATCAAGCAGTGCGTCGAAATCCCGTGCCCCGAGGACTTTGACGAAATCCGGCTCAACGCTGTTGGCTGGTGCGTCGAGGCGGGCATCCTCCAGGAGCAGGGCTGGCCCGAGCTGATCGAGTGGTTCATGCGCTCGCTCACGCAGGAGCACCTGCGGGCGCTGTCCCGCCGGTCCATCCTGAACATCGTGGCGGGCTCCGGTGCCGCCAAGGTGATCCCGCCGACCAGCGTCATGGGCTCGGTTGCGTCGGTGCTCAACAGCCTTGCGCTGATGGCCACCAACATCCGGCTCAAGCGGGGTCTGTCGCGCACCGCCACCATTGAGGGCATCGCCCCCAGCTGGTTCTTCGAGGTGCTGCGCGCCGACCTGGCGTTCCGCGAGGGCACCGACACCTTCGCGGTGTCCGACGCCCAGATTCTCGGCTGGCTGACGGCGCGCAACATCGCGCTCCAGTTCGTGGGTGACTGGCAGACCCGTGCGGCGGGCCTGCCCGGCAACCTGGACACGCTGGTCTGGCCGAGCACGGTCCAGCTGGTGCTGTACCCGGCCGGTACCTGGTTCCGTTCGATGAGCAACGTCATCGAGCTGGGCGTCATGTACCCCAAGGAACAGCTCCAGGTGAACCGCTTCACCCGCATGTTCACGGAGGACGCCATCGCCGTGGGCAAGCGCTGCGGCGAGTCGGTGCTGGTGACCGTGCCGCTCGACGTGACCGGCGCGATCGGTCAGCGCGAGTACCTGGCAGCCAACCAGCCTGCACCGTAGGGCTGGCAGCTACGTCAAGACTGAAGGCGGGCGATGTGAGCAACCCGAGGCCGCTCGCATCACCCGCCTTCTCTCGTCTCATCAGGAGGACAGATGACTACACCCGTAGCTGACGTGATCGACGTGGTTCACTTCACGCCGCCGCCGCTCAACCCCACCACGTTCGGCCTGTATGGCGCTGTGGGCACCTGGCAGACCGACCCCGACAACCGCTGGCACCACGGCGTGGAGTTCCGCAGTGCGGGCAACTACGGCGGTGAGGGCAGCTTCGGCATCTGGAACGCGCCTTGGTGCGGCACGCCGGACCCGGCCGACCAGAAGAAGGACGGCGAACGGCCGGACAACCTGGACCCGTTCTACCCCGTGACGGTCTGGGCGTACGACGAGTGCGACCTGACCGCCCCCAGCCGCGCCGAGGTGGAGGCCCGCGCTGCCCAGGTGCTGCGCCTGGAGGAGCAGGTGGCAGTGGAGCGCGAGTTCGCCGCGCGGCTGCTGCTCGACGCTGCCGACCTGGAGACGCCCATCCCCACCGCCGCCAGCCTGGCGCTGGCTGTCGGTGCCCTGGAGGGCGCGGCGGCGCTGACCAACACGCAGGTGTATTTCCACGTCGGCGCGCAGTGGGTCAGCCAGGACACGGACCTCTTCAAGAAGTCTGGCACCACCTGGACCAGCCCGCTGGGCAATATCTGGGTGGTCGGTGGCGGCTACGTGGACGGGCTGGAGGACACCATCGTGGCCACCAGCCAGCCCTTCGGCTGGCGCGACGAGGCCACCGTACGCACCGCCATTGACGAGAAGCACAACCTGTTCGCTGCCGTGGCCGAGCGTAGCGTCCTGGTTGGATACGAGGCGGTCATCGCCGCTGTGACCATCACGCCCACCCCGTAAGGAGCACGACATGCCTGCCGGAATCATCGCCACCGTCGACAACGGGTTCGCCACGCTCGACTTCGTGGACAAGAGCCTGCGTGGCCCCGCCCTGGCCGAACTGGTCGAAATCGGCGGGCCTGCCAGCATCGAGACCATCACCCGCGATGGCCCGCGCCGCAAGTACCGCGTGCCCGCAGGCAATGCCCAGGCGGCGGGCCTGCTCGACGGCGACGAGGTGGGCGACGTGTGGTCTGCCGGGCGTGACACCGGGGCGGCGGCTGCCACCAAGGCCAGCGACCCGAACGTCAACGCGGGGGCCGATAACGCCAACTGGCACACCCCGGTGGACCAGCACACCAGCGCCAACGCATACGTCGGCAAGGTGCCGAACGCCACCGTGCTGCACAACCGGGGCCAGGTCTACACCGGGGACGCTGGCAGCGCAGGCGGCGACCTCGCGCACCCGCCCACGCACGCCGAGGTCATCCAGAACGTCAAGGACGCCAAGACGCCGCCGACCGAGGGCTTCATGGTGCAGTCCGCGCGGGCGTCGGTGGTGGCGGGCAGCTTGGCCGAGCAGGACGCCGCCCTGGGCAGCGACCCCGGCGGCTGGGCACCGCAGCCCGGTGAGGGCGATACCGGCACCGAGGCAGCGCCAGAGGCCGATGTTTCGGCCCCCAGCGAGCCGCAGGGCAGCGAAACGCCGACCGCCGAGGTAACTACCCCGGCCGAGGCCCCCGCTTACCCTGACGGGGAGCCCACGGTGGACTGGACCCGCAAGCAGCTGGACGCCTACGCAGCCGACAAGCTGGAACTGGACACCACCAAGCTCGAAAGCAAGGCGGCTGTGCTGGCCGCAATCAACGCACCCAAGGAGTAGCTGATGACCGGTCATCAGACCGCACTCAGCGTTCGCGCATGGCTCCAGGCCCGTATTCCGGCCAGCTGGCGGGAGGGCTGGTACCGGCTGGCATCGGGCCTGGTCATGTTCCTGTTCGCCTTCGGGCTGCTGACGGCCGACGCGGTAACGCTCTGGCTCCAGCTGGCCGTGGCCACGGTGACGCTGTTGTTTGCGCTGCTGTACGCCACGTCGGCCTGGCGCGTGGCCCTGTATGCCATCGTGGCCCCGGTGGGCGCGGTGCTGCTGTATTACGGCGTCGTGGACGATGTGCGCTGGGCGCTCATCAGCGCGGCTGTTGCCCAGGTATTCGGCATCACCACAGCTGCGGCCAAGACGGTCACCGTCGACTCCGACGGGCGAGTGGTTGGCCCGACGGTACGGTGACGAACCCGTGGGACGGCCCCCGTCACCGTTCGTGGGCATCGAACACGATGCTCACGTTCGTGCTGCTGGTCGTGCTCATCGTCGCCACGGTGCTTAGTGACTACTGGGGTGAGCCGCCGAATTACCTGGTTGGCTTGCTGGGCACTGCGGCCGGTGCATTCTTCGCGGCCATCGGCAGCGACAAGCAGAAGAAGGACGCCGAGGTCCGCGAGACTGCCGAGCGCGCCGAGCGCAAGGCCGACGCCGTGGGGCGCGTAACCGCCGCCGAGCACCCCGAGAAGGTCATTGAGATCACGCCGCCGTTCGCACCCGAGGACGTAGGTGGAAGTAAGGGGGACGAGGATGGTGGGGGCGGTGGACCACGGTGACGCCTGTACTTGAGCTGATCTACAGCTTCCCGTTTGTGACGGGGCTGCTGGTGGGCATTGCGGCTCAGCGGGTCTACGCCCATGCGGTGTGTCGATACGAGAACGCGCATCATCCGCTGCCGGGTGGGCGCAAGCACCACGTCGCGGGCATTAACCGCATGTGGCTGGCCGGGCTGGTGCTGCTGGCCACCCTGGGCTACGTGTTGCTCCAGACCGGCCAGACCGAGGCCAAGTACCGGGGCCTGGCGCGCGACGTGGCGCGGTGCCAGACCGAGTTCAACGCGGCGCTCAAGGCCCGGTCCAACATCACGTCCGAGAACGACGAAATCAGCTTCAAGCAGCGAGACCTCCTCACAAAGCTGGACGAGGCTGCCGGGGTGCTGGTCAACCGCCAGCTGAACCCACCGTCGTCCATTGCGGCGCTGCCCATGGACGATCCCCGGCGGCTGGCCTGGAACGAGGACGTGACCCGCGTGTACTACGAACGCACGCAGCAGCTGCGCGAGGAGATTACCGCCCTGCGCAACCGGCAGAACGATCTGCTGGAGGACCGGCGACGGCACCCGCTGCCCGAACCGACGTGCGGCGTGCTGCCGACCGTCCGGTAGCTGCACCGTCGCCGCCTAGTGTTTGAGCCAGCCTCGGAGACCGACCTGGCGCGCTGCGCCTGACACCAGGAGGAATACCAGACATGCCTGGCATCCAGCCCGTCAAGGGCACGCGGCTCCGCGCCACGAAGATCAACGGCTGCGGTATGCCGATTGCCGGTCCCCGCAACCGCCTCGTCACGTCCGGCTATGTCAGCCTGACCCTCACCGCCGTGATGCGGGAGGCCCAGGACTTGACGCAGGACAACGCCGAGGGCAAGGAGTGCTTCACCGACCGGACGCCGCCCGAGCGCCGCTGGTACACCCCGGCCCTGGAGCTGTGCAACGTGAACACCGGTCTGCTGACCATGTTCACCGGCTGGGAGTCGGTGCTTGACGCCAACGACCTGCCCGTTGGCTACCGCGACCAGAAGGAAATCGAGACCGACTACGGCATCGCGCTGGAGCTGTGGACCAGCGGCAAGTCCGACGAGGACTGCGCCGAAATCCCCACCAGCGACACCGTGTTCGCCGCTGCCGGGTCCGGCCGTAGCTACGGCTACTTCCTGTTCGGTGGCACCGAGTGGACCCCTGGTGACATCACCATTGGTGCCACGGTGTCGACCTTCACCCTGACCGGCCGCACCATCGCGCTGCCGTACTGGGGCAAGGGTCCGTACAACGTGCAGGAGGACGACACCGGGGCGGCTGGCCGCTTGGTGACGCCCACCAGCAAGAAGGAGCACCTGACCGTGTTCCGCACCCTGATCGCCCCGCCCGAGCCGACGCCGGGCACCGAGCCGGTGGCGCTGGCTACCAGCTCCGTGTTCGTCGCGCCGGATTACTACTACGGAGGCCCGGCCAACGAGCCCGCCGCCACCGTGGCACCGGACCAGCCCGCGATCCCGTAAGCTGCGTTCATCAGCGAAGCGACAACAGCCCCGGCCAATGTGCCGGGGCTGTTGCCGTTTGGTGGGGCTTAGGCGGCTGCGGCCACCGCCTCGTTCACCAGGTCGTAGGTGCCGTAACCGTTGCCGTAGAGGCGGCGAACCTGGGACGGGCTCAGGGTGAGGCGGGCAGCGGCACCGAAGGCAACCACCACGTCGTCGGTGGCGTGGACCTCCAGGATGGCGCGGGCCAGGCGAACCTCGTCAGAGGTGCTGTTGAGGTGGGCGGCAGCCTCGCGGATGCGGCGGTCGAGGATGGAGGCGGCGAAGGTGCGTGCGGTGTGGGCCATGATGACTCCTTGTTACCTGCGGCGGCGGGGCGGTCCCGCCTTGCTGATGTGAACACACTAACCCGCCTTAGTCGGGTAAGTCAAGACGACCACCTATGGCCATCACGTTCACCTGGTTCATCGTCGTTACCTACGATGGCGTTGTGGCTTTCACGTGGCCGGTAGACCGGTCTGAGTTCCCGGCACTGCCGGACGAGGACGACCCTGGCTATGACCAGGCGGTCCTGGAGCAGCGTGCAGCAGCTGACCTGGCCGTGGCGGTGATGTGGGCGCTCACCGGGCGGCAGTGGGGGCTCTACGAGCACACCGTGCGCCCGTGCCGGTCTGAGTTCCCCATCTGGCCGGGCCTGGGCAGCGGTGGCGTCACCAGCTACCTGCTCAGCTGGGAAGGCGACCGGTGGATCGGCTGGAGCTGCGGCTGCATCGGGGCTTGCCAGATGTCCGGCCCGCGCGCTGTCCACCTGCCCGGCCCCGTCTACCAGGTGACCGAAGTCAAGATCGCCGGGGCGGTGATTGCACCGGCCGGTTACGTCGTGGAGCAGAACGTGCTCTACCGCGTCGGGGCACCCTGGCCAGTGCAAGACCTGGGTCGGCCCATTGGCGAGGCCCGCACCTGGGCGGTGACGTACCTGCGCGGCATCCCGGTGCCAGAGAGCTTCGCAGCGCTGACCGGCCTGCTGGCCAAGGAGTTCCTGGCCGCGCTCGACAATGAGGGCCGGTGCCGCCTGCCGCGCACCGTCACCACGGCCAGCCGCCAGGGCGTCACGTACCGCGCCTACGACCCCCAGGTGATCTACGCCAACGGCAAGACCGGCCTGCCCGAAATCGACCTGGTGCTGGCAGCGGTGAACCCGAACGCGCTCATGTCCGCGCCTACGGTGGTCTGATGACGCAGCCCTGCCGCACCGACCCGGCCATGGAGGTCATCGGTGCCATCACCACCACGCTGACGGACTTCTTTCGCCCCGACCAGCTGTGCCCGCCCATGGTCGGCGGCACCGCCAACATCCGGTTCTTCGCTGGCGACGGCGCGCCGCTGGCCGCGTGGGACAGCCACGTCAGCCAGGGCTGCGACCAGCCATTCGTCTGGGTGCGCGCCCAGCGCCGCTACCGCAGCAAGGTGTTCCCGAACCCCACCGTGGAGGTCGGCAACTGCAAGCTGATCAAGGTCATGCCGGTGGAGGTCGGCGTGGCCTGGTGCGCGGTGGTCGAGCAGGAGCCCAAGTGGTCTGACTACGCCAAGGAGGCGGCGGTCAGCATGGACACCGCCTGGCGGCTGGAGGAGTCGCTGTGCGCCGCCGCTGCCCAGCTGCTGCGCGACGACAGCGAGCGCCTGGTGGGCAGCGACATCATCAACCCGTATGGTCCAGAGGGCGGTGTCATCGCCTGGATCGGCACCCTGTACGCCAGCTACTGAGGAGGACACCGTGGCACGTGTGACTATCGAGGGCAGCCGCCTTTCGCCCAGCACGTTCCTGGCTGCGGGTGAGCGCATCACCGTGCAGCGCACCGAGCGCGTGGAGCGCCTGATCGCCAGCGGCTTCGTGGTGGAGGTGGCCGACGCGCGTACCGACACCGAGCGCGAGGCCGACGAGCAGGCCGAGCAGTCGCGTGCCGACCTGACCCCGTACACCCTGGACAACCCGCCCAAGCGCAACGCCAGCCGCGAGGACTGGGCCGAGTTCCTGGGCGCGCATGGTGCCCTGGGCATCGTCACCGAGGGCAAGGACCGTGACGCACTCATCACCGCCTGGGACGATTACCTGCGCGATCAGCAGGGGTAGCCCGTGCCGGTAACTGCGCGCATCCACATCAACGAGCCCGAGCTGGAGCGCCAGACTGGCGCGATCTTCCGTGGCAAGCACCGCAGCATCACGCGGCGCATCGCCACGCAGGCCCGCGTGGACGTGCCCGTGCGCACCGGCAACCTGGGCCGGGGCATCCAGGAAATGCCCCAGACGTACCGGCCGTATCACGTCGGCGGCGGCGTGGAGGACAACGTGGATTACGCCGCCCCAGTGCATGAGGGCAGCCGCCCGCACCGCATCACCGCCCGGCACGCCAACGCGCTGCACTTCTACTGGCACGGGCGAGAGGTGTTCCGCAAGAGCGTCTGGCACCCCGGCGTCCGGCCCCGGCCGTTCCTGCGCAACGCGGCGCGGCGCGTGGCCGCTGCGGACCCCGACATCCGCATGACGTGACTATCCCGACATCGGTGGTAGTCTCGCGCCCGAACCCCAAGCCTCGGGAGGGCCAATGACCACGTTCGGACAGCAGGGCAAGATCGTAGAGGCGGCACCGGCCAGTGAGCAGCTGGTACCACCGGCCGACTATTGCGCGCCGGATGACGGCAAGGACGACCCGGCCCCCGACGTGGAGGCGGTGCTGGCCGAGGTCAACGCCGACAACGAACCCGAGGTGATCGTGGCCCCGCAGGACATGCCCGCCGACCTGGCCGTGCAGGACGAGCCGGACGCAGGCAACGCGGTGGCGCTGGTGAAGCGCTTCGACGTGACCACCACGGGCGAGGTCTGGGAGCACGACTTCCTGGAGTTCGAGGGCGACAAGCTGGGCATCCGGCTGCCGCAGCGCCAGGCGCTGGCGGCGTTCTCGCTGGCGTCCAGCAAGTACGTGTCCATGGGCGTGAAGAACGACCTGACCGGCCTGTTCATCGCACGGCACCTGAGCCCCGAGAGCTACGGCCGGGTGTTCTCCCGCCTGATGGACCCCGACGACACCGCCTACGATGTGGACACCGTGGGCGAGCTGTTCAACGCGATCGTTACCGCCAGCATCGAGGCAGACGACCAGGAATAGCCACCTGCTGGGATAGCCTGACCGGGTGACCGATGTCGGCAAGATCAGCCTTGGCGTTGAACTCCATGCCGACGACCTTGCAGCAAGGCTGGGCGAGGCGGTGCGGCGGGCCATTCTGCCGACGCTGGACAAGCTGAACCGCAAGCTCAACGAGACACAGCGAGAGTACCGAAACACCGGCAACGCAGCTGAACGCAGCGCCGACAAGCAGGTGCGCCAGCTGCGCCGGGTGGCCACCGAGGCAGCCGCCACCGCTGCCGCCGTGCGGGCGGTGCAAGGGGCCTACGGCAACGGTCCCCGCGTGGACCCGGTGCCGCGCATCGAACGCCAGCGGCGCGCAACCGACGGGCTGGGCAACAGCACCCGCAGCGTTGCTGACGCGCAGCGCGAGCTGAACGAGGCCATCAACATCTTCGGGCGGCGCAGCCCCGTGGTGGAAGCTGCACAGCGCCGCCTGGCCCGCGCCGAGGCCACCCATACCGCCGAGCTGGTGCGTGCGGCGGCGCGGTCGCGGGCGTCCACCGACAGCCAGGTCAACGATTACGAGCGCCTGGCGCGTGAGGCCGAACGGTCGGCAGCCCGGCAGGCTGCGGCGGCGCGTGCGGCCGGTGGCGGCGGTGGCCGGGGCGGTGGAGGCGGCAGTGGACGCCGTGGCGTTCTTGGATTCCTTACCGGCCCCACGGGGCTGAACACCATCGCCCTGGGCGCGCAGGCGCTGCCAGCGGTGGCAACGGGTGTTGTCAACATCGTCGGCGCGGTGCAGCAGCTGGCCCAGGCCGGTGCCGTGCTGCCGGGCGTGTTCGCAGGCGCAGCCTCCAGCATCGGTATCGCGGTGGTGGGCTTCAAGGGCATGGGCGATGCCGTCAAGGCGCTCATGGACGCCGCCGACGACCCCGCCAAGCTGGAAGAGGCGAACAAGCAGCTGGAGAAGATGGCCCCGGCTGCCGCTGCGGTGGCGCGCGAGGTGGCCAAGCTGGCTGCACCGAACGGGCCACTGCGCCAGTTCCAGAAGGACATCGCTCAGCCGATGTTCGAGGGCATCGACACGCAGCTGGACGACTTCGCGGGCAAGGTGCTGCCGCGCGTCAAGCCCGGCGCGCAGAAGATCGCCGGGGCCTGGAACAACACGTTCAAAGAGGCCATGCGCGTCGGCAGCAGCGACACGACGCTGGGCTTCATCGACCGCATTTTCGGCAACACGGCCGAGGGCCAGAACCGCGCCACCAAGGCCATCGAACCGCTGACCCACGCGCTGGGCCAGCTCACCGCCACCGGCAGCGACTTCCTGCCACGCCTGGGCGATGCGATCACCAGCGTGAGCGAGCGGCTGGACAAGTTCATCAGCAAGAACGCCGCGAACGGCAACCTGTTCCGGTGGATTGACGAGGGCCTGAACGGTATGCGGGCTTTCGGGAACGCGGTGCTCAACGTCTTTAAGACCATCACCGGGCTGACCAAGGCGGCGGGCGCGCTCGACGGCAGCCTGAGCGGCGACGGCGGGTTCCTGGGCTGGCTGGAACGTAGCACCAAGGCCATGAGCGACCTGACCAACAGCGCCGGGGGCCAGGCCAAGCTCACCGCGTTCTTCCGCGACGGCCGGGCCGATCTGGAGCGCTGGGGCGACCTGCTCAAAGACATCTGGCCTGCCATCCGCGAGGTGATCAAGGGCTTCCAGGCGTGGGGCGAAATCATCTTCCCCATCATCAAGGCGGCGGGCAGTCTCGTCGGCAGCCTGGCCGAGGTGCCGGGGCTGCTCCAGGCGGTGCTGGTCGGGTTCCTGGCGTGGCGCACCATCGGCGGCATCGTCGGCGGCATCACCGGCAAGATCAAGGCCATGAACACCGCCGCAGCGGCGGGCGGTGGCGCGGCCGGTGGCGGCTTCGGCAAGGGGCAGAGCGCCCTGCTGGGCGGCAGCCTGCTGCTGAGCGGCACCACCATGCAGCAGAACGCGGGCACCAGCACCACCAGCGGCGTGCTCGGGGCCTTGCAGACCATCGGCGGCGGTGCAGTGCTGGGCGGCACCATCGGCAGCGTGATCCCCGGCGTGGGCACGGGTATCGGCGCGCTGGTGGGCGGTGGCCTGGGCGCGGCGCTGGCCGGATACAACGCACTGGTCAACCAGAACAAGATCGCCACCGAGGCGGCGGCAGCCGCAGCCGAGAAGTGGGCAGCCACCAACGAGCGCAGCCACCAGGCCATGCTGGTGAACAGCCAGGCCATCAAGTCGATGAACGACGCCCTGGCCGAGTCGGGCGGCGCTATCGACGCGGCGACCCTGGCGGCGGTGGGCGAGCAGGTCGGCGCGATCCCCGAGAAGCTGGCCGGGGCCTACGACGAGAACACGTTGAAGGGCATCGCCACCGCACTGGGCGACGTGGGCATGACCACCGAGCAGATGGCCGCGACCATCACCGGCAGCCAGGGTCAGTTCGATGCGCTGATCGGGCGGCTGAACGGGCTGGGTCCGGCGGGGCAGATCGCCGCGCAGCAGCTGGCCAGCATCCGCGACAACACGCTGGGCGCTGCCCAGAACGCCAGCGTGGCCGCACCGCTGCTCCAGCAGCTGGCCGACAAGTTCGGCGGGCTGGCGGGCGCGCAGGTAGCTGTGGAGAACGCCTTCGCCGGTATCCCCACCGACGTGCCGATCAACATCTCGATGCCGAACGCGCCTGCGGTCGAGGACATCCTGACGCGCATCGGGGTGCAGATCGACCACAACAAGAACGGCGACATCGTGGTGGCCGCGCCGCTGGCCCCGGCAGTGCTGGAGCAGTTGAAGGCGCTGGGCGTGCAGATTCAGCAGAACCGCGACGGCACCATCGTGGTTCAGATCGACCAGGCCCGCTACAACGACACCATCGCCAAGCTGGGCACGGTCGGCCAGATTTACGACGACCTGTTCCGAAAGTCCGGCACGCTGGGCCTGCCACCGGTACCCGGCCCCGCGAACCCGAACACGCAGGCGGCTGACCCGTTCCAGATTCCGCGCCCCGGCGGTGCCGACGGCATGGTGATCCCCGGCTACGCGCCGGGCCACGACATCGTGAACGCGGTGCTGGCCCCCGGCGAGGGCGTGCTGATCCCCGAGGCGGTGCGCGGCATCGGTGGCCCGGCCGGGGTGTACGCGCTCAACAGCCGGTTCCGTAGCGGGCTGAGCAAGCGCTTCTATGCCGACGGCGGCGTTCACCTGGGCACCGGGGCACTGCCCGGCCCGCCGCCGGGTGCCGAGACCGAGCTGGGCGTGCTCATCCAGATTCGTGACCTGCTGGCCGGTAAGGGCGGCGTCGGCGCGGTGGCCCAGACCGCCAGCGCCACCGACACCATTGCCAAGGCCAGCACCGGCACCAGCGGCCAGACCATGGGTCCGTTCGGCACGCCCATCAAGGCCCGCAACCGTGGCTACGAGGCAGCCGCTGCGGCCATCCAGGCGCTCGGTGGCGACCCTGAGAAGTGGATCGGGGCCGACCCCACCACTTACGTCGCCCCGACCGCCAGCGGGGCGCTGGGCGGCACTACGGCGGCACTGCCGGGCATGGTCGACATCGCCGCGCTCCAGAAGTTCGCCATGACCGGCAACACCGCCGATCTGCCGCCGGGCATGTCGCTCAACGACCCGGTGGTCACGGCCATCACGGGGGCGCGGAACAAGAAGAAGGGCCTGAGCGACCAGGGCATCAGCGACCTGATCGGCCAGGCGCTGGCACCAGGCGGGTACACCGGCACTCTCGACAGCGACAACACCAGTCTGGTAAAGGCGCTGGAGCGGCTGCGCACCAAGGGCGTGAAGGTGCCCACGGGCGGCACGGCAGCGGTGGCCGGATCCACTGGCGTGCCCATGTACGGCATCCCCGGCGGCGTCATGGACCCCATCAGCGCCTACGCGCAGGCCAGCAGCGGCGGGCAGTACAGCTGGGGATCGAGCGACCTGGCGGCGGGCCTGTCCGACTGCTCGGGTGCCGTCAGCGACCTGGTGGAAATCATCACGCAGGGCCAGGCCACCAGCAAGCGCCTGTTCTCCACGGCCGACGCGGGCAGCGTGCTGTCCAGCCTGGGGGCGGTGTCCGGCGCGGTGCCAGGCGCGCTCCAGATCGGCTGGTCGGCCGAGCACATGCGGGCCACGCTGCCCAACGGGGTGGCTTTCGAGTCCGGCGGCGGCACCGGCCAGGGCGCGACCTACGGCGGCAACGCCAAGGGCGCGGCCGGTATGCCGAACATCATGTCGCTGCCGGTCAACGGCGTGCCCCTGGGCGCGGGCATGTCCGGCGCGCTGCCGGGCGGCGGTGCGGCTGCGGCCGGTGGCGGCACCCCGGTGTTCGTCACCAACTGGCCGGGCGGTGGCCAGCTGCCACCGGGCGTGAACCAGATTCTCGGCGGGCTCACGCAGGGCGGCGGCGAGGCTGCGCAGAACGTGCTCGGTGACGTGATGGGCGCGGTGGCCGGTGTCGGGCAGGAGGGCTGGGCCACCAAGGGCGCGACCTACGCCCAGCTGAACCAGCTGGTCAAGGAGGGCAACCCGCTGGCGCTGGCCAAGGCGTTCGGCCTCAACGTCGAGGACTTCACCCGGCAGGGCGGTGCCGGTACCGACGTAGAGAAGAACGACCAGGCGTACGACGCCAGCGGGCGGCTGTTCTCCGACACGTCGGCCCTGTTCGACCGCACGCTGACCAGCCTGAACGCGCAGCTCCAGGCCATGCGCGAGCAGATGGTGGACGTAATCGAGCAGGTCAGCCAGAAGCTCAACGACGAGGCCCTGGAGCCCGTCGTGAAGGCCGGTGTGCAGAACGCGCTGGAGGGCCTTAAGGACAGCGTGTCCAACGCCATCGGCACCGCGATGGGCAACGCAGCCGCGCCGCCCATTGCCGACGCCGTGAGCAGTGCGGTGGCCAGCCTGCCCATCGACAACACCGGTAGCGGCAACGTCGGCGGCAACCTGGCTGGCGCGGCCACGGGCGTGATCGGTATGGCGGGCGGTGGCCCGGTGAGCGGCGGCATCGCCGGTAAGGACAGCGTGCCCGCGCTGCTGATGCCCGGCGAGTTCGTGCTGAACACGATGGACGTGGCCCGCATGGGCGGCACCCACGGGGTGGAGGCTGCCCGGCGCAAGGGCTTCCGGCATTACGCCACGGGCGGCGGCGTCATCGGTAACGACACCGTGGGCGCGGACTTCTTCGGTGTGTCCGAGGTGCCCATTATCGGGGCCATTGTGAACCTGCTGGTGCGCGTATTGCTCCAGGTTATTGGTGTGCAGATTGAAGTGCGCGACACCATGAACGAAATGACGGATGACTTCCGGCAATTCCGTGGTGACGCATTTAAGGCATTCGATGCCCAGGGCCGTCTGCTGAATGACACCAGCGGCCTTATCGAGCGCACGCAGTCGAGCGAGGAAACTGCCGCTGAGGAGCGCATTCGCATCCTCAAAATCGTTATCCAGGCGCTTATCAAGTACATCATCGAGAAGGTGATTGTGCCGATTACCAAGGCGGTGGCAAACGCGGCTATTCAGGCCGGGGCCAGCGCTGCGGGCGCGGCGGTGAATACGCAGGCACCGGGTGCCGGTGGAATTGTCAGTTCGCTTATTTCCAGCGCGGGCCAGGCCGGTGTCGATATTGCGGCCGAGGTCGGTACGGACTTCGCGCTGGCCATCAGCGAAACGCTGATCGACATGGTGGGCGACCAGCTCCAGTCGTCGTTCCCTGACCTGGTGGCCGGGGTGTTCGGTGGTGGCGCATTGGCCAGCATCTTCGACCCGGCGGGCGGCATCCTGGGAACGATCATCGGTGGCCTGCTGGGCAGCCTGACGGCAGTGTTCGGCGGGCTGTTCGGTGGGGCCAGCACGCTGATCCCCGGCCAGAGCTTCGACCAGGGCGGGCTGGCCATCGGTGAGGGCTACCTGCCCAAGGCCACCGCCGAGCCCGAGCTGGTGCTGAGCCCCACCGAGACCAGCCTGTTCTCCCGGTTTGTCGCGGCACTGGAGCGCGGCGGGTTCGGTGGTGGCGGCAGCCGAACCGTCCATGCTCCCATTACTGTGATCGGTGGCGGCACCGAGACCGCAGACGTGATTGAGCAGCGCCTGCTCAAGCTGATGCCGTAGGAGGACACGTGGCGTTCCGTGGCTACTTCGCCCTGGACGGGGTGGAGTTTGCCAACAGCAGCCGCGTGGTGGCCCACATCGGGGCCAACATCCCCACCATGGACCTGGGCCTGCTGGGCGATCCTGGGGACTGCTCGCTGGTGCCGGTGGCCGGTAGCCCGCTGCTGGCCGAGCTGCCTGCCAGCACAGTGCCCATCGGGCCGGGGCGGCTGCTCGGTACCGTGCCCGACGGCACCCGGCTGTACGGGCCGGGGCTGGGCCTGGTGGGCGACTGCTGGACGCCGGACACGTTGTGCTTCGGCTGCCGGGAGTCCATCGGCTACGACGACAGCTGGCCCGGCCTGAGCGACCTGCTGGACCACAGCCTCTACCGGCCCGAGCTGGCACCCTGGTACAGCACGCGGGTGCCCGAGAGCGCCGAGTTCGGCGGCGTCTGGGTGATGGACGTGAAGGGCCTGGACACCACGCCCACGCAGCGCGACGTGACCGAGGTGGCCGGTGCCGGTGGCGCGCCCGGCCCGCAGCGCAACCCCAGCCGCCAGGTGACGTTCGACGCGCTGCTGATCGCCTGCACCAACGCTGGCGTGACCTACGGGCTGCAATGGCTGACGTGCCTGCTGCGCGCCGCCGACGCCGACGACGGCAGCACGCTGCGGTACTTGGCCGCGCACCCCGGTGGCAGCAGCGCCGACCCCGTGACGCTCATCCGCGAGGTGCATGGCGTGGTGCTCAGCCAGGAGCCCCAGGTGCAGGACGCGCAGAACCTGGCGCGCGGCCAGCACAGCCAGGCCACCATCTACCGCGTGCAGTGGACCATGACCGTCACCCGGCCGTACGCCTACAGCCCGCCGGTCGACGTGGCGGTGGACTGGGACGAGACCACGCTGGACCCCATCGGGTGGATTCACGGGGCTGACTGCAAGACGCCCGCCAGCTGCGCTGACATGCCGGTGTTCTTTGCCGAGGGCTGCGACGTGGAGCGTGTCGAGGCGGTGACCACGCCGCCGCCGACGTGCGGCGGCTGTATGCCGGTCTGCGCGGTGCAGACCCGCGTGTTCCAGCTGCCGGTATTCGACAACCCATACCGCTGCCGTCAGACCGCCGTGACGCTGCGCGTGCGCAACAACAGCGAGGACAACCTGACGCTCCAGGCGTTCTACCGGCAGCGCAATACCCGCGAGCAGTGCGGCGACCAGCTGTGGCCCATCCAGCTGACCGGCGTCCCCAGCCAGGGTGAAGTGGTGCTCGACGGCATCAGCGGCCGGTTCTGGCTCCAGTGGGCCGGGCGCAAGCGCCGCCCGTTCAACATGGTCAGCACGCCCAGCGGTGTGCCATGGCGACCGGCCGTCATCGACCGCGACAAGGACTGGGAGCTGGTGGTCATCAGCGACGGCGCTGCCACCTTCGACGTAAGCATGAGCCTGGCCGACCGGGAGGTGTGACATGCCGGTCGTGACCGACGATCTGCTGGTAAGCCTCCACACGGCGGGCGGCACCACGCTGTACCAGTTCCTCCCCGACGACTACACCGACCTCACGTTCGGCCGGGCCACGCGCGACGGCAGCCAGTGCAACCTGACCGTGCCGCCGCTGCCGGGTGCCGACCGCTTCCCCGACATCGTGTACTGGCACCACTGGCTCACCGTCTGGGACGGCACGCGCCAGGGTGCCGAGGCGGTGCTGTGGACGGGGCCGATCAAGAAGATTCGGGACAACCGCGCCGGGCTCGCGCTCCAGGCGGTGGACCACAGCGCCTATCTGAGTCGCACCCGCAACCCCATGACCAAGCGCTGGGACGCCGCCGACCCGTCCACCGTGGCCGCTGAGCTGTGGGCGTCCATGATCGAGGCGCAGGGCCTGGGCACGCGGGCGCTGGTGCGGCCGGACCCCGAGGGCGACCGGTACGACTTCCAGGTCATCACCGACGAGCAGATGCTGGACCAGACCATGGGCCAGCTGGTGGACTACGGGCTGCGGTGGACCGTGGTGGCGGGCACGCCCATCCTTGGCCCGTTGCCGCTGGACCCGGTGGCCACCCTGGGCGAGGAGCACTTTCTGGGCGACGGTATCGACTTCGTGCGTGATGGCACCGGCACCGTGAACGACGTGCTGGTGCGCGGCCAGGACAACCTGGCCCGCGAGCGCGTCGACTTCTACGGCCAGAACCTGCAATCCATCGTCAACCTGGACAGCATGAGCGGCGTCAGCAACGTGACGCGGGCGGCGCAGAAGTACGTTCGCACCACGGGCGCGGTGCGCACCATGCTGGAGCTGCCCAGCGGCACCGTGCTGCACCCGAACGCGCCGGTCACGTTCGACCAGCTGATGCCGAGCGCCCGGTTCGTGATCGAGGCGCGAGGCGTGCGGCAGCTGATGCTGCTCACCGGCTGCGAGGTCAATCGGCGGGCCGGGGCGGCTACCGTATCGGTCACCATGGAGACCGTGGAGGAGAAGCTGGAGCTGACCAGCGACAAGGCCGGGCCGACGCTGAGCCTGAGCGCCGGGGCGGCGGGCCGATGACCGCGCTGCTGGCACCGGGGCGCACCCCGCAGAACGACGCCGAGCTGGCCCGCAGCTTCCACGACCGGCTGCGCAAGCTGGAGACTGCCAGCACGGTGCGCGTCGGCCCGTGGGTGCTGTCCAATGACCCGGCCACCGGCAACCTGCGTGCCACCCGGCCCGGCCAGACCGTCGTCATTGACGAGTCGGGCAGTACCGAGGTACTGGACGCCGCCAGCCTGAACCTGTCCGGCTATGTGACGGACAAAGAGCTGGTAGACGCCCTGAGCCAGATCGACACGGGCGGCTCGCTGGAGTCGATGTGGTCGGACCTCTACACCGCGCTCACCGGCCTGCTGAACCCGGTCAACGCGCTCCAGGCCCTGGCCAACTTCTTCAAGGTGGAGCTGGGCAGCCCCATCACCAGCAACCGGCTGCCGCTCATCCCGCTGAGCCACATCCGGCCGGTGAACCCGAACTTGCTGCTCGACGGCAGTTTCGATGACGAGGCCACGCTGTCGGGCTTTCCCGATTGGGACTACGACGAGGCCGACGGCCGCAGCCGCCCCGGCAGCGCCTACACCATGGCCGACGGGCTCACGCACACCATCCGCAGCAACGCGGTGGAGGTCGAGGCCGACGACGAGCTGGACGCCGAGGTCTATGCCAAGTGGGTGGGCCTGGTGGTCACCGCCGCCACGCCCATCCAGCTGGCCATCGCCAGCTACGACGAGAACGACGTACTGATCGGCGGCGCGCCTGCCGTGGTGGCCAGCGCCGGGGCAGCGGGCGACAGCGGCGGGACCAACGGCTGGGGCACCAAGCTGAGCGTGACCGGCTGGTCACCGCCTGCGAACGCCAAGTACGTCGTCGTGGAGCTGACGGTGACCACGGGCGCAACCGGCGGCACCGTCAAGTACGACGACGCCGCCCTGCGCAAGACCGGCACCCTGCCGCAGAGCTACATCAACGGGCTGGTCGACGCACTGCAAGGGCTGTGGAACGGCGTGCAGGCCCGCATTGACGACTTCATGGACCTGCTCGATGCGTTCGGCGGGTTCGTCATCGGCAGCGGCCAGGGCCAGCTCACCGACGTGATTACCCGGCTCCAGGCGCTCAACCCGCTGACCGGTGTGTTCGACGCGAGCAAGCTGGGCAACCTGGCCAACATCCCGGCCATCGGCCAGGACAAGATCATCGGCCTGGTGGACGACCTGGCCGACGCCGTGGCCAACGGCGGGCAGACCGTCCGTGATGCGATCGTGCAGGCGCTGACGGGTGCGGTGCCGCCGGGCGGCGCGACCGACGCCAACGTCATCAGCGCGCTGACCAGCATTCCGGCCACGCTGGTGCAGAGCGCCGTGGAGGGCGCGAGCAGCATTGACGACGCCATCCAGCAGGCGCTGAACGCGGTGGTGCAGGGTGCCAGCGGCGTGCTGAGTGCGCCCGGCACGTTCGTGGACATCATCAACCAGCTGGCCGGTATGCGGAACAGCACCGCAGGCGCGAACGCGGCGGTGGTCAACCTCCAGGCGCAGGTGGCCGGGCTGGACCCGGCGGCGTCGTCCGAGGTGATCAACTTCGGCGAGTTCACCAACGCCAGCGCGCCGCCCAGCATGTTCACCAAGTTCTCCGACACCGGCAGCGGCAGCCTGATCACGACCGGCGGGCAGCTGGCCTGGGACAGCGCCAGCGCCGGGCGCGAGCTGTATCTGTTCAACGGTGGCCCTCTCCAGACCGACCTCTTCGAGGTCAGCGTGGTGCTGCCGCAGGTGCCGACGCACGGCTGGTTCGGCGCGGACAGCTCAAACTACATCTGGCTCATCGGCCGGTCGAACGCGGGCAGCACCGCCCTGGTGGCGGCGCGCCTGGCCTGGGACGAGATTCGTCTGTACAACCTGGCGGGCGGCACGTTCACGCAGTTCGGCCCCACCATCAGCGAAAGCGACATCCTCACCGCCGGGTGCTCGGTCAGCTTCAAGGGCGGCACGGTGGCCGATCCCAGGTACTTCCACGTGTCCATCAACGGCACCAAGAAGCTGGTCTACACCGACGGCAGCGCAGGCGCGCCGGTCACGGTGCTGGGACCGGACTACCGGAACTGTGGCATGGGCGTGGAGAAGGGCGGCAGCTACCTCACCGGCACGATCAGCACCTGGTCCATGTACGACGGCGGCAGCAGCGCCGGGTCCGGCGTGGTGGCCGGGTACACCGCCGCTGGCCTGACCAACCTGAACCTCTGGAAGGGCACCGCCGCGCAGTACGCAGCCATCGCCACCAAGAACGCGAACACCATCTACGTGGTGAAGAACTGATGCCGGTTTTCATCGGTGACGAGAACATCGACACCCTGCTGAACCAGCTGGGCCAGGACTACGACAGCGTGTATATCGGCAGCGACAAGGTGTGGCCGGACATCACGTTCCCGTACACCCTGGTGAACACCAACGTCACGGGCGCGGCCATCCCGCCGGGTGCGACGGGCGCGTGGGTCCACCTCTGGGGCCGGGGCACCAACGGCGGCGGTGGCGGGTACGACGCCAGCACGCAGTCGTCCGGCCACGCAGCGGGCGGCAGCGGCGGCGGTGGCGGTGGGCACGTCCACAAAATCTTCATCTACGTGGAGGACATGGGGTCGGACTGGTCGCTGTTCTACGGGCCGGGCGCAGGCGCGGCCAACCGGTTCATCAGCGGCGGCGTGGACCTGATCGCCAACAGCGCCAGCGGCACCACGGGCGGCACCGCCAGCCAGACAGGGCTCACCGCCGAGTACTACTCCCCGCGCGCCTCCAACGGCGGCAACCGGGGCCAGAACTCCGACGGCGGCGGTGCCGGTGGTGCCGACGGCGGCGATGCCGACTGGACAGGCGACAACGCACCGAACACCAGCCCGCCGGGCACGCGCGGCACCGCCACCAACGGCGGCACCAACGGCGGTACCGGCGGCGTGGCCTACGGCGCGGGCAACGCGCAGCACGTCGCGGCCGGTGGCGGCGGTGGCGGCGGTGGCGGGTACACCGCCGGGCAGAACGGCACCGCTGGCAATTCCAACAACGGCGGCTTGGGTGGTGCTGGCGGCGCGGCGCGGGCCGAGGTCATCTGGACCAACGAGATTGTCCCCAAGGACAAGACCTGGGAGTTCGCGCCGGGCGCGTGGAGCTGGACAGTGCCCGCCTGGGCGCAGACGGGCTGGGCGGTCGACCTTATCGAGTTCGGCGGCGGCAAGGGCGGTAACAACGGCGGTAGCACCAGCGCGGGCAACGGCGGGCTTGGCAGCGTCGGCGTGGCCCAGACGCTCATCATCGGCACCGACATCGCCCTGGGCGGCACGCTGAGCGGCAACGTGGGCAGCGGCGGCGCATCCAACGGCGGCAACGGCGGCAACACCACCTGTACGCAGACCGGCCTCACCAGCAATGGCGCAACGGGCACCAACAGCGCCCAGGTGGGCGTAGGGGCCACGGGCGTCACCATTGGCGGCAAGACGTACAACGGTGGCGCAGGCGGCTCTACAGGCAGCACTACGTCGGCAGGGCAGGCCGGTGGCACACCCGGCGGCGGTGGCCAGGGTGGCGGGTCGATCTTCTTCGTGGGCCAGGCTGGCGGCGTCGGCGGCGAGGGCCGGGTGTACGTCCGGCTGCGGCAGGTCGTCTGATGACGGGCTGGTTCCAGCAGCCCAGCCCGCCACCGCTGCCCGCGCCGGGCTGGTTCGACAGCGAGGCCACACCGCAGCCGCCCGAGCCCGACGTGGCCTGGTGGGCGGTGCTCACCGTCGACATGGCGCACACAGTGGCGGCGGTCAACACGATGGAGCTGGGCGCGTTCAAGGCCCTGGGCATCGTCCACAGCGTTCACGCCACGCAGGCGCTGGCACTTCAGGCGCTGCTCAAGCTGAATGTGGCGCACAACGTCACCGCACAGAACACCCTGACCTTCCAGGGGCTCTACATGCTGGACATGTCGTTGGCGCTGAGCGTGCAGCACGCGCTCACCCTGGCCCGCGTGAAGGACATCGCGGTGCCGATGCCGGTGGCGGTCAGCCATACGCTGACCCTGGCCCGCGTGCTGGACATGCAGCTGGAGCACGCCCTGGCCAGCAGCCAGGTGCTGACGCTCCAGAAGTACCGCACGCTGGCCGTGACGCAGAACCTGGCGGTCGGCCAGTCGCTGGACCTGGCCAAGATTCGCACGCTGGCCCTGGCCAACAGCCTGGGCATCACCAACCAGATGGCCATGGGCTTCCCGACCACGGGCCTGCCCGCCCCGGCCAGCTTCACCGCCGCCGGGGCTTACACCTACACGTTCCCGCGTAACTGCGACTTCATCGACGCGGTGATGCTCGGGGCCGGTGGCGGCGGGGCCAGCTCGGGCACGTTCTACACGCTCAAGGGCTACCCCGGCGAGGCGGGCGTCTGGGCCACCGCCACGCTCCAGCGCGGGCTGACCATCGCCTGGACGGTCACGCAGTTCACCGGCCAGGTGGGCACGGGCGGCGCTCGGGGCAGCGGTGGCTTCACGGGCACGGCGGGGCAGGCTGGTACCGCCACCACAGCCGCCGCCACCGGCTGGGGCGGGCTCAGCGGTGCGGGCGGTGCCGGTGGTATCGCCAACGCAACGGGCACCAGCGACAACGTGGGCCGGTCCCCAGGGAACATCACGTACAACGGCGTTCCGTACACGGGCGGCGGCACGCAGGCCACCAACGGCGCGGCCGGTAACCCGCCTGGTGGCGGCGGTGCCGGTGGTTCCAACTTCGGTGGCGCTGGCGGTGTCGGCGCTGCGGGAGCCGCCCGTTACAGGGCATACCAGTAGGATCACGACCGTGGCTGTGGGAATGACCGCCTACCTGGCGAACAAGTTGCTGGACCACGTGTTCCGCAACGTGGCATATACCCCGCCCGCCGTGGTGTACTTCCGGCCGCACGTTGGTGACCCTGGCGCGAACGGCACCGCCAACGGGTCGGCCAACGCCACGCGCTACGCCATGAGCTTCGGTGTGGCCGGGGCCAGCACCGCCGGGCAGATCGCTCTGACGAACTTCCCCGAGCACACCCTGAACGCCACCGAGACCATCACCCACGGTTCGATCTGGGACCACCCGACGGCAGGCAACTGCCTGATCACCGGCCAGGCCACCGTCAGCAAGGGCGGTGTCAGCGGTGACATCATCCGGCTGGCATCTGACATCGTGGGCATCACGCCCATTGCCGCATAGGAGACACCCATGCCCGAACTCACCTGGTCGGTGGCCTGGGAGGTCGCTACCCCGCCCGTGGAGCTGCTGCCCGCCCAGCCCATCCCGCCGACGCCGCCCGGCGACGACGCCGACGAAGCAGCCGCCCAGCAGTACAGCGACGATTACGCCGCCTACGAGGTGGCCCTGGACGAGGCGTACCACCAGACACAGACCGTGCTGGCCGACGAGCAGTGGTGGTCGGTAACGCGGCTGGAGTTCGCCGACGAGGCCGAGGCCCGTGCCACGCTGCCCGCCATGGTGCGCGCCAACGCCAGCAGCCCGTACGCCCGCAACTTCCGGCTGGAGACATCCCCGCCCCGCGTGTGGTCGACCGTAAGCTGATCGGGTGACCACGCCCAGCGTCTGCGTTTCCGAGCACCTGGTTGTCGGTGCCGACGGGAAGCTGCGGCTGGCCCCGTGGTCGGTGCCGCGCCTGGTGGCCGACGAGATTGCCCACAGCGGTGCCGACACCACCAAACTGCTGGAGACCAGCACGCTGCCCGGCCGCTTGCTGATCGACAAGCCCGGCGTCATGTGGACCAACCTCACCCCGGTGGACCACATGGTGCGCATCATGGTGACCCGGCGGTGGAAGCGGTGGATTACCAGCAACCCGAACGCGGTGCAGTTCCGCGACCGCTGGTCCACGGCCATCACGCCCAAGGGCAGCGCCGACGTGCTGCCCGCCGAGCCGGTGGTCAGCGGCATCTTCAACAGCCAGTGCGGCAGCGCGGGCGACCTGGGCAGCAACACCGTGGCCGAGCCGGTGCCCGGCAAGTTCTGGGCCTGGTGGGGCACCAACACCAGCGAAGAGTGGATCGGGCCAGTGGCCCCCGAGGAGACGCTGCGCGTGCATTACCGCAGCTACGTGTGGACGCCGCCACCGTTCAGCGACAACGCGAACAAGAACGCTCCCGCCCATGAGGCCGAGGCCGGGTACGCGCGCATCCAGCTGATGGCATTTCCGCAGCAGGGCAAGGTCGTGACCGGATGAGCACCAGCCTGAAAATCTGCACCGCTGAGTACATGATCAGCGACGTTCGCGGCATCGGGGTACGCCAGACCTGGCTGCCGCATGTGGTGGCCGAGCAGTTCCTGGAGTCCACCAAGGACGGCGAAATCAAGCTGTCGCCCGACCCGGTGACCATGATCGACGGCGACCTGACTTGGTTCAACAACAGCCCCGACCCCATGCGCATCATGGTGATGGTCCACCGGGCACCGCGCAGCATCGTGGCGCAGAACCCGGCCACCGTGGTCATCCACGACGCCTGGAGCCACCAGGTGGGCAAGAGCCCCAGCGCCGACTACCCCAGCGTCATCCAGGACACGTTCGGCGGGCGGCTCCAGGTGGACCGCGCCAGCGTGGCCAAAGACCTGCTCCAGTTCGGCCGGTTCTTCCTCGACGGCGACGACAGCCAGACCTACGTGGACCTGGGCGAGGTACCGGCCAAGCAGTCGTTCCACTTCCGTTACCTGGCCGCTGTGCAGACACCGGGCGTCTGGACGCAGCCCAGCGAGTTCGAGCCGCGCTGGGAGGCGTATGCGCGGTGGACCCGGCTGGTGGCCATCGGCAGCCCGGTGGGGGCGCTGTGAGCGACTGCGTAGACGAGACACACCTGCAAGAGCTGGACGGCGTGATCAGCCCCCAGCCATGGATGCAGTGGCGGCACGTCGGCGGCGTGGAGGCCCCCAGCAAGACGGGCAGCTACGGCGTCACGCTCACCAGCGGGGGCCTGGGCACGGTCGACGTGTTCGGCACCCTGGGCAGCCTGTTCGGCAGCCTGTTTTCGTCCATCCCGCAGCTGTTCGGCAAGTCGAGCCCGCTGGCCGGGCTGCTGGAGTCGGCGTCGGCGGGCGGTAACAAGAACGACCTCCTCCACAAGCTGCAATACAGCTGGACCAACGGCAGCCCCATCGCTCAGGACGTGTACGGGCTCATCACGCGCGGCGGCGCACGGGTCAGCCTCCAGCCGCGCAGCCGTGGCGGGCTGGTGCTGCGCAGCGGCTACGCCAAGCACGCCAGCGACCCCGGCACCCTGACCGACAGCTCTATGTTCGGCGTGGGCGCTGACCTGGGGCGCGGTGGGACGCTGAGCCTGGGCACCACGTTCGGCATTGCCGAGCACCGGATGAACAGCTGCACCATCCCGCTGGCACCCGAGCGCACCGGCTGGCTGCGGCTGGCACCGGGCGAGACCATCACCGCCGCCCTGGAGCTGCGCTTCATCAGTGAGTTCTGGGAGAACACCACCATCGACGGCGGCGACACCGGCAGCGAAAGCAGCTACACCACGGGCGCGACCCGCCTTGATCTGTTCGCGGTGCCGGTAATCTCGGGCTGACAATCCCTCCGGCCTCGGGAGACTGCCTTGTACGAACCGCCACCTGGATACGACGACTGCGAGGCCGACGGCGAGGCACACCCCACGCCGCCGGACTGGCCGTATCACACGCTGGAAGTCGACGGGGTGGGCACGCTGCACGCGCGGCGACCACTGCCCAACGCGATCCCGGCGCTGGCCGGGGCGGCGCGCAGCAAGATCAGCCCCGAGAGCCGTATCGACCACCTGGACATCTTCGTGCAGAACCACCTGGCCGACGGCGAGTTCGAGCAGCTGCTGGCCCGCATGATGGATCCCGACGTGGACATGCCTGCCGACACCATGCTGCGCGTGAGCCGCGCGATTGCCACGGCGGGCAGTGCGCGCCCTACACGGCGGTCATCAACCTCGCGTTGATGGCCGCGCACAACTGGCGGGCGCTGCGCACCAAGGCCCTGGAAAACGGGCACAGCGACCTGATGGCCTGGCCGAACATGCACGTGGTGCTCGACGCAATGGAGCAGCTGGGCCTGGAGAGCGCCGTGGCCGGTGCAAAGACGCAGGTCGAGGCCAAGACGGAAATGACCCGCTACTACGACAAGCTCTACAAGCCCGACATCACCGCCATGGTGATCAACGGCGACGGGTACATGCCGCCCCCACCGGGGTTCTCCGAGGAGGAGATGGAGGCGTCGTTCGATGCGTTCCTGTCCAGCGGAACACGGTAAGCCAGCTATCCTGCACCCATGGCAACTACGGCGGTGCTGTTCGACACCAGCGCACCCGCCGGTTCCAAGCTGGACCCCGCTGTCCGTGCCGAGGTGGCCGAGGTAGCGCCGGGCAACCTGGAGCCCGGCGAGGTCGACACGATCCACCTGGCCAACGAGGCGGTGACACAGCCCAAGATCGCACCGGGTGCCGTAGGCAGCCCCCAGATCGCCACAGGCGGCGTAAAAGCAGTCAACCTTGAGGCGGGCTCGGTGGGCACCGCTGCGCTCGCTGGCGGGGCTGTGACAGCCGAAAAAACGGGGACTGGCGTTGTCACCGCCTACGACGCCGCCGGTAACCCGGTGCCGCGCCGCGAGGTCGAGCTGACCGCCGCCCAGTACCAGGCGTTGGTCACGGCGGGCACCGTAGACCCGAACACCAGGTACTTCGTCAGCTGATGCCGGTCTACCAGGGCGCAGCCAACCATCCGGCGTTCACCAAGTGCTACGTCGGCACACAGCGGTACCGCAAAATCTACGACGGCACGAACCTGGTCTGGTCGGACACCCTGATCCACGACGGGTTCGACTGGGACGGCTGGCTCCAGGGATGGATCAACGAGCTGTGTGCCGCCGACGACCTGGGCGAACTCATCAGCGACGGCTACGGCATGATCGTGGACGGGCTGGGCAACGTGGTCGGGTCGACCGTGGCCTACATCCAGGACGGCGTGAACGAGACCGGCAAGCTGGTGGCCAACGCGGGCACCAGCCTGGTCGACGCCTACTGCGGGGCCTGGGGCGGCAGTGCCCCGCCGGACGGGCTCATCGGCCTGGTCAACGGCATTCCCATCATCGGCGGCATCCTGGCTGACTGGCTGGCCGGTGACATCGACATCGAAAGCATCATCGGCAGCCTGCCTGTCATCGGCAATATCGCCAAGCAGATCGGCCTGCTGCCCGACAGCGCCGGGCACCTGCTGGACCCGCTGAACTACGTCATTGACGAGCTGGGCAACGTCGTCGGGACGATCACCTGCGGCAAGTACACCAACATCGGCGGCGGCATCGGGGAGAACATCTGCTACGTCATCGGCGTGGTCGAGCAGGCGGCGCGGATGCTGGTGCCCGACGGGCTCATGTCGCTGGACCGGCAGGTGAGCTGGGTCCGGCATCCCACGGTGCTGGCCACCGACGACGGATGGGTGGAGACGCAGATCGCCAACGTGGGGAGCCCAGGGTTCAGCACGCAGGTGTTCCGGCGCTACGCCAACGACGGCAGCCGGGCGCGCGGCGTGGGCATGGACTTCACCGACAGCGCGGTGTCGATCGTGCGGCGCGTCGGCGGCACCAACACGCTGGTAGCGCCGAACCTGGCGCGCTTCACCGAGGGTGATGTGCTGCGGTTGGATCAGTCGGGCAACGTCCACACGCTGCTGCTCAACGGCAACGACGTGGGGGAATGGCCGGATACCGGCGGCACGGCGGCGTCGGGCGCGTCAAACCGCTCGGTGGGCATGTTCATGGAAGGTGCCAAGGAGTTCCTTGGGTCGCGCCGGTTCGGCCCGGCGCTGAATTACCTTGACGCTGGCTAGTTCTCGGTTGTCGCGGTAGCGCAGCCACGACCAGCCCCCGACCAGCGCCGCGCCTGCGGCGGCGCTGATACCGGGGTGCGGGTTCGTGTTGAAGAACGACGCGGCAAGCAACAGCACACCTGTTCCACCCATGAGGGCGACAGTAACGGGTCGGCTGTACCGGCGCGCGTGGCGCGTCATTACCGACCGCCCCACCAGCCACGGCCGGGGCGCTCGGCGTGCCAAGCGTCGATGGTCTCGGGCAACCAGCCCTTGTGACGGCCCACCTCCACATCATGCGGCGGCAGGTCGATGCCGGACAAGGACCGGACGGACTTCATGCCCAGGCGCTTGGCCACGTCCTGGCGGCTGAGGTACTTCTGCACCTGGCGTTCAGTGGTGGTCACCGGACGCTCCTTTCACGGGCTGTGGAGTTCCCCGACAGCGTAAGGGTTATCCGTGGCAGCTCGGGGTCACCGGCAACGATCACGGCGGCGCGTCCTGCCACCAGACGCTCCCATTCCCACTGACCGCCGGTCTCCACAGCAATGTTGACCTCGCGGTCGGGCTCGGCTTCGGCGGCGTCGATCACGCGGGCCACGTGGTCATCGAACTGGTCAACCAGCTCCTCTACCTTGGTCAGCATCCCCGGCGGGCACTTGTCCGCGCCGCTCTCGATGCGCTGGTAGTCGCGCCGGGGCTTGCCCAGCTTGAGCGCCATGCTGCGCTGGTCCAGCCCGATGTACAGCCGGTAATTGCGGATCAGCTCGCCCAGCCCGTAGGTGTGCTCCGTGGGCTGCGGGGCTGCGGGCAGCTCGGTGATGGTCATGTGTTTGTCCTTTCGTGGTGCCAGCCCCGGCACCGAGGGGCGGTGCCGGGGCCGGGTAGGTGGCCGGTGGTGGTCACCAGCCAGCTTTCGCGGCGCAGACGGGGCCGATGCCACGGGCGCGGCTTTCGTCGTTGGTGAGCTGGCGACCGCAGATACCGCACTCGCCAATTTCGTGGCCGTAGCGGGCGCTGGCTGCCTCGGCACCGACGGCGGCGATGCGGGCCAGGATCGCCCGGCCCTGCTTCATGCTCAGCTTCTGCTCGTCGCTGCCGATGATCTGCTTGACGAACACGTACCCGGCCCAGCGGCCGGTCTCGGGGCGGTCGACCTTGTAGAACGCGGTGCCGTTGACCGCGTGCACCTGCGTGTCGATGGCGTAGCGCCCGGCGGGCACCTCCACGGTGGCGTCCTCGTAGCGGCGGTCGTCAATGCGCACGTTGGCCTTGGTGGGCAGGGCCTTGAGCCATTGGATCAGGTTGGTTGCGCCGTGCTTGTACAGCGGTGCCCAGGCGTAGGCGTGCTCGCGGCTGATGCCGTCCGCGCCGTGCGCCAGCACCTGGTTCAGGCGCTCGCCCAGGGTGCTGCCGGTGGCCACGTCCTCCAGGTTGGCGGCGAAGAAACGGGCCTCGTCGGTGAGGATGTCGAGCATGGTTGCCAGGCTGGCCACGCGGGCGACGAACTTGTCCTGGCCCTGCACGCTGGACCAGTCGCGGGCGCGGATCAGGTCTTGGATGAACGACAGCTGGTTCTCGGTGGCCGGGGCGGTGATGGTGCTGGCCGGGGCGGCTGCGGTGGCGAACGGTGAACCCATGATGTACTCCTTGGTCGCGGCGGCGGGGCTGTCCCGCCTGGCTGATACGACCACACTAACCCGACTAAGGCGGGTAAGTCAACCCCGACATTAACGGGCATGTCACGCGGACGGTCTACCATCGCCCCGTGAGCTTCATCCGGTCGAAATTCGCCGCCCGTGCCCTGCTGACCGTCGACCAGTGGATCGCCATTTTCGTCGCGGTGGCCGACGAGCTGGACATGCCGGACAAGCGCGGCGCGGTGATCTGCGCCGCCATGTGCGCCTTCCAGGAGGCCGGGGCCGACCTGCAAGACGGCAACGGGCGGCAAATCTGGATCCCCGGCAACATGGCCGACCCCTGCTACGCCGACGACCCCGACGCCTACCCGCACGACAGCGAGGGCAACGACGGGCAGTCCACCGGCCCGTTCCAGCAGCAGATGAACCAGCCGGGGAAAGCCCCGTGGGGCTGGGGCGGCAACTACGGCGATTGCGCCGGTACCCGCAAGCGCATGGACCCGTGGGACAGCACGCGCATGTTCTTCGGCTGGCCGGGCAGCGGGCTGCGCGACAAGGGCTACGACGCCAGCACCGCCCAGCGCGCCAACGACAGCATTCAGCGCGTGCAGGGCAGCGGCGTGCCCAACGCTTATGCGCAGTGGTGGGGCCTGGCGAACGCGGCATACGACCGGTACCTGGGCAACCCGATCCCAGCACCGCCCAGCCCCGGCGGGGGCAGCAGCGGCGCACCGGCCCTGACGCCGAACCCGGCCTGGCGTGGTGACCCGCTGTTCCTGCCGCAGCTGCTGCGGGCGTTCGGGGTGAGCGTCACCACCTACACCGACGCCGACGGCATCCGCTGGGACCAGCGCGGGCATGGCGACTTCGGGAAAATCTCGTGGGTGCTGTGGCACCACACCGGCAGCGTCAACGAGACCGACAACGGCATCGCGCACCATCCGGCGCTGGGCCTGGCCGCGAACATGCTCATCCACCCCGACGGGCACGTGGTTCTCACCGGCAGCGGCATCGCCTGGCACGGCGGCGTCGGGGTGTATCCCGGCATCCCAGAGGACGGCATCAACCAGGTCAGCATCGGCATCGAATGCAGCTACGGGCCAGACCGCGACGGCCGGTACACGCTGCCTTGGCCCGAGGCGCAGATGAACGCCATGATCGCGGTGGGTGGTGCCATCAGCTGGTTCCTGGGCGACACGCTGCCGCCAAGCCACCAGATCGCTCACAAGGAGTGGGCCGGTGCCGACAACCCGCTGGGCGTGAACAAGCAGGGCAAGCCCGACCCCGGCAATCTCGACATGACCTGGTTCCGCGCGCAGATCGCCGCGCGGGCAGCAGCTGGCCCCACAACCGGAGGAGACGACTGGATGACGAACCCCGACGCCATCACCATGCTGGCGGCAATCTACCGCGAGACCGTGACGCAGAAGTCCCCGAGCCGGTCGTTCATGGCCGAGGACGGCACGCTGATCGACACCCCGCTGGGCATCGACTGGAACACCGACGGCAACGCCTGGACCCTGGTTATGACCGAGGCGTACTGGAACGACGTGCCGCTGGCCATCACCGTGGTGGAGGACATCGCCGCCAACGGCGTGCGGCAGACCAGCTGGGCCGGTAGCGCCGACAAGGACGACCAGGTGAAGTGGAACCAGTGGCTGCGGGACTTCGGCCAGGCGTACTGCGCGGGCCTGGTCCGGCGTAAGGCCCAGTGGACCGCCCTGGTGGCCGCAGTTTCGGCCCTGGCTGCCGCACAGAGCGCCGCAGCGCTCACCGCCGAGGCAACCACCCCGGCCGCGCCTAAGAAGCGCGCACCGCGCAAGAAGGCGGCGACCAAGCCCACCACGACCGGCGGCGCAGAATGACCGCCCCGGCCCCGGCCTGGCACCCGCCCAACACCGTGGGCGACGTAGACCCGAACATCGTGCTGGCCAAGCAGAAGCTGGCCAAGTACAGCTACGGCAAGCCCGCCAACGATGGCACGCCCATCTACACCGCCGAGTTCGGCGCGGCGCTGGCCGAGTACCAGCGGCGGCGCAACGTCGAGATTGACCAGGGCAAGTACCTGCCGCCGCGCATGACGGCCCTGGGCACCCTGGACTACGCCACCAAGGTCCAGATGGAAATCGTGCCCCGCGCTGGCGGCGGCGCGAACCCGCCACCGGCAGCCATCATCACCGACGTGCATTTCCTGTCCAGCCCCGGCAGCGGTGCGGACTGGTGGATTGGCCCCAGCTTCGAGGTCGGGGAATGGCTCAAGACCCACGCGGGCGTCCGGCACTGGCCGCTCGGGTATCCCAAGGGCGGTTACCTGGGCTTGATGGGCGGTGACAGCGCCCAGAGCTACCTGGACACCATCGCCCTGGAAGGTGCCGAGCTGGAGCGGCGCATCCGTGAGGACATCCTGCCGTTGTACGGCGTCAAGCTGGCCCCCGGTGAGGTCATCAGCATGGAGGACGTGGACCAGCTGCCCGCCGGGTTCAAGCTGATCCTGTCCGGCTACAGCCAGTCTGCCGACGGCATCATCCGCGCGGCGGCGCGGCTGTTTGGTGACGGGGGCATCTTCGCGGCGCTGCGCAGCTTCGTGAAGGGCATCCTGGTGTTCGGTAACCCGGCCCGGCAGGGCGGTGCCACCCGGTACGGGCGCAGCCCACGCGGCAAGGGCATCAGCGGTTACGTGGCACCGAGCTGGCTGGCGGCGCTCATCATCGACGTGGTGACCGAGACGCCCACCGCGCCGGACTTCTACGCCTGCAATGTCAGCCCCATCGCCACGGCGGTCTACGAGGTGGTTATCCACGCCGAGACCGAGCTGCCGTTCGTGCTGTACCTGGCCAAGCTGGTCATCCCGGCCATCCTGAACCTGGTCAGCGGCGGCATCTTCGGGGCGGGCGGTATCGGCGGGCAGCTGGGCAGCGCTGCCACGGTGCCCATCCTGGCGGGCCTCACCGGCATGAGCGGCGGGCAGCTGTTGCCGTTCGTCAACATGGCCCAGCAGGGCGACGACGAGCTGCTGGCACCGCTCATCGCCGCGCTCAGCCCCACCGGCCTGCTGATGAGCCTGCCGCAGCTCATCGGCCTGCTGCTGGCACTGCCCGGTATCCAGACGCACGGCGAATACCACCTGACCAAGCCTGAGTTCGGCGGGCGCACGGGCATCCAGGTGGGAATCGACCTGGTAAGACCACTGCTGTAACCTGCGCATAGCGGCTCTCGTGGTTGTGGGCTCAGCGGGCAAGGCCCCGACACCTGGGGAAGGTGCCGGGGCCTTGTTTCGTTCAGCCGGGTGTCAGCTGATGGACTTGCGCCACTCCTGGTAGAGGGCCTTGTCCTCGTCGGACCCGGCAGCCAGGATGTACGGCGCGGACTGGTTGGGCTTCTTGTTGCCCTTCACGATCCGGCCGAGCAGCCAGGCGGTGCCCTTGTCCAGCGCCCGCTTACCCTCGCGGACCAGCGCCTTGTTGAAGATCATCACGTCGTCCAGCCGCTCGCCCACCTCGTAGGGCTCGCAGGTCTCGACCTCGCCGTCACGGTTGAGGAAGGCGTAGCCCTCATCGGTGGCGACGGTGACGTTGGCGTTGGGCGTGCCCGCCTCGGGCAGCGTCAACGGGATGATGTCGGCGCGGATGAACTCCTGCTCCTCGTCCTTCTTGGACACGCTGGTGCTCATGCTGCCGTGCTCGGTCGGGTGCATGAGGATCAGCTGGCCCAGGAAGAACGCGGGCTTGTAGCCGCTGATGCCGGTGGGGTCGCTGGCGGCGAACGGGTCACCCTTGCCCAGGCTGGTCTCCTCACCGACGTTGGCCACGTCGTCAGGGCCGGGCAGCGGGGCCTTGGCGGCAGCGGCGGGCTTGGCGGCGGTGGCGGTGCCACCCTTCTTATCGAACGGGCTGGGCATAGTTGCTCTCCTTGGTGATGGTGTTGTGTTGGTGATGGGTTAGAACAGTTCGGCGATGGTCTCGGCGAACTCCCCCAGGGCGTCATCCCAAACGTCCTGGTAGGTCTCGTAGACAGCCTGGCCCTCCTCCAGGCTGGCAATCTCGCTCAGCGCCAGGCGCGCGGTGGCGTAGCGCACCGCCTCCTTGCTGGGCACGGGTACGGCGTGCTGGGGTACCAGCTTCTCGGCCTCCTTGCGGCGGCGGCGGGTGTCCAGGCTGGCCACCATGGTCTCGGCACCCCAGGTGAGGTCGATGGTGATGGCGGCTGCCTTCTCGGGCTGGTTGCTGGGCACGTGCAGCAGGATGGCGAAGTCGGTGCGGATGTCGGGCATGGGCTCCCAGGTCTTGCCGTCGATGGACAGCATCTTGGTGGCCCAGCCGTACACGCCGCCCACCTGCACGCCGAACGGCAGCCAGCTGTACTCCAGCGACTTGCTGGACTTCACGTCGCCCATGACCAGCTCGCCCGTGGTCACCAGCTGGAAAATGCGGTCGATGCGCCCGGCCACCGGCTCCTCGCCCTGGTCGTTCAGCACGGTGCGCTCCACGTACTGCGGCAGCGCCACGATGCCCCGGTGGGCCATCACCTTGCGGGCGTAGTGGACGTGCGGCTTGACGACCTCGGGCACCTGGTGGATGAGCACCAGGCCCACGTCGAGCGCTTCCAGCCAGGCGTGAACGCACTCGCCCAGCTCGCGGGCGTCGGCACCGCCCAGGCAATTGTCGATGGTCTCCAGCACCGCGTCCACCTTGGTGACCTTGGGCTGGTTGCGGGCCTCGTCCAGCAGGCCCAGCAGGTCACCGGCGGTCACCTTCTCGGGGCTGCCGTCGTCGTACACCACGGTGCCGGGGTCCATGCGGGCCAGGTCGAGCACCTTCTGGACAATCTCGCGGGTCTTCCACTTGTTGAGCCCGTAGGTGTCGTCCAGCGTCTTGGCAACGGTGCTGGCACGCGGGTACCCGGTGGGCCTGCCGGTGGTGGGGCTGGGCAGCTGGTACCAGCCCCAACCGTTGAACTTGCTCTCGGCGCGCGGCACCGCAGGCGGCAGCGGGTAGCGCATCCACTGCGTGAAGCGCGGTGCCTCCTGGAAGTCCTCGGTGAGTTCGGTGGGGCCTGTACGCGCCATAGCGGGCTTCTCCTCGGTTGTTGGTGTGGTTGTGTCGGCGGGTGCCGTTTCGTGCGCCAGCGGGGCGCACAGCGGCGCAGGCGCGTCACTGGCGCGGTAGTCGGGGTGGGCCTGGGCCAGGTCGGCGGTCCACCCGTCGCCGGTCACACCCCGGTACCAGGTGGTGCCGTTGGTGTCGGTGCGGGCGGGGTACTGCACCGCCATGCTGGCCATCACGCCTCCAGGAACTTGTCGAGGGCGCGGCTGGTGACCCGTACCGAAATCTCGTCGCTGAGGCGGGCCTTGGTCATGTCCTCGTCAATGACGATGCCCAGGGTGCGGGCGAACTTGAGCTGCGCTTCGCTGGGCTTCTGGTTGCGCCGCCAGCTGGCTTTCCGCTCGGGCAGCTGCTGGTCCGATTCAACGATCCACACCTCTGCGTTCTCCAGCGCGGTGGCCAGGTCGGTGAAGTCAGGATCGTCGGTGTGGATGGGGTACCTGCCGCTAGCGGTTACCCAACCGCCCCGGCGGCTGCGGGTGCCCATCTGGCCGATGGCCCAGCGCACCGTGTCGGCCTGGCCCTTGGGCGGCACGCGGTAGCCCTCGGGCATGATGAACACCACCTGGTTGTCCTCCATGAGCGGCAGGAACGGGATGCCACCCGTGGTCTCCATCCAGACAAGATCGCTGTTGGCCAGCAGGTCGATGGACACCATGTCGACCGGCCCCTGGCGCACCTCCTTGACGGCAGGCTCACCGCCACCGTCGCCCATCAGGTCGTCCAGCTCGTCAAGTTCGATGTCCTCGCCGAACTCGTCCACCTCGCGGGTCTCGGCCCCGGTGTCGAGCGCGGTCAGGCTGACAAGCTTCATGGCCCTGGTGCTGCCCGCCAGGTCGAGCACCAGCGCGTCGTCCTTGTCGGGGTACAGGCGCAGCGCCCGGCCGACCATCTGGCTGTAGAGATTGCGGCTGCGGGTCGGCCGCGCCAGCACCACCGTGTCGCACATCGGGAAGTCCGCGCCCTCGGTGAGCACCTGCACCGTGACCAGCGCGCGGGCGGTGCCGTCGCGGAACTGTTCGTACACGGGCAGCCGGTCGACGTAGCTCATGGCACCGGTCACGGCCAGCGCGGGGAAGTCGGCGGCGGTGAGCGCGTCCGCGATGTGGTGGGCGGCGTCGACACTGGCCGCGAAGATGATGGGGCGGCGGTCGGCGGCGTGCAGCTTGATCGCGTCCACGACGTACTGCGTGCAGGCTTCCATCACCTCGGCCAGCTCGCCCTGGTGGAAGTCACCGGCCACGCTGCGCACGTCGTTGAGGGCGTCCAGGCCCTTGATGCGCACCGTGAGGCCACGGGGCTGCACCAGGAAGCCCTTCTTGATGGCCCAGCGGATGTCCTTCTCGTAGCTGATCTTCTGGATAACGTCGCCCAGGCCGATCACGCCGCGCTCGTTGCGGTACATGGTGGCGGTGAGCCCGCACATCAGCGCGTCGTCGTAGCCGCCCAGCTCGCTGAACGTGGTGTGGAACCCCTCGGCACCGGCATGGTGTACCTCGTCCCACAGGATGACCTCGCGCTTGCCCAGGGCCTCGCGGCGGCGGGCGGTGGCCAGCGTCTGGAGCATGGCGAACACGATGGGGCAGTGGTGGTCGTCCTCTTCGGCGCGCACGATGCCGATATCGGACTCGGGGATGGTGGGGTCCACGGCCAGCAGATCGCGCTTCATCTGGTCGAGGAGTTCGCCCCGGTGGGCCATGGCGACAACGCGCTGGCCCCGGCGATAGGCGCGGCGGGCAATCTCACCGATGACGCTGGACTTGCCGGAACCCGTGGGGAGAACGACACCTACACGGTTCTTGCCGCTGGCCCAATCCTGCTCGACGGCGTTGGCTGCGGCGACCTGGTAATCACGGAGCTGGCGCGGGGCCGGTGCTGCGGTGGTGGTCATGTGTTGGCTTTCGTGTGGTTGTGGTGCTGGTGAAGTGTGGTGTTGGTGGTAGTCGCCCGGCCCCAGGTGGCAGGCCCTGGAGCCGCGCGACGTACCTAAACTAACCCGACTATTGCGGGTAAGTCAACTGCTACTCGAAACGGCCGTCAAAATCCTGGTCAAGATAGCCGGACACGTCCACGTCGCGCATCTGGGGCACGTCGGTGAGCGCCAGCTTGACCTCCACGGCAGTGCGGACGTTGCCGACCCTGGCCAGCACGTCGCGCACGGCGTCGGCCAGGCGCTTCTCGGCCTCCTCCACCGTGTCGGCGTAGCTGGTCGGGATGTCCACGGTTGCGCTGATACCAGCGCGCAGCACGATCACGGCGCAATCCAGCCGGGCTCGTCCCAGAGCGGCGTGTTCACCGCGCCGGGCGCGTCACTGACCTCGTAGCGCTCCACCCCGTTGCTGGCGAACGGGACGAACCTGGCCGGGTAGTACGTGCAGCTGCTGTATCCGTACCCCGACCCGTAGCAGCTGCTGGAGGCGGCGATGGTGTGCGCCGGGGTGTAGAACTCCCGCAGGCGCGTCCAGCTGCCATCGGGGTGCCGGGCGCTGTCGCACAGATCGCGCCGCGTGCCCTTGCCCAGCCAGATGCCGCTGGTGGTCTGGCAAGTGAAGCCCGGCGGGTCAGCCTTGGCCTCCACCGTGACGGCACCGAATGCCACCACCAGCAGGGCGCTCAGGCTGACGATGGCCAGCGCAATGCGGCGCTTCACAGGGCCACCTCGCCAGCTGCCGCCTGGAACACGTGGGCCAGCTTGGTGAGGCCCAGCAGCTTCAGCTCGTTGGCGCTCACCACGTCGCCCGTGGCGGCGTTCAGCACCTCCAGCAGGGCGCGGGTCTCGTTGATCTGCACCGGAGAGAGCAGGGCCTTGGGCTGCGTCACCGCCTTGCGCACGTCGTAGTCGGCGGGCTGGGAGTAGAACACGTACTCCACATCGGTGACGCCGACGGCCTTGCGGGCGTCGGCAGCGGTGGGCGCGGCTCCCGGCTTGCGCAGCTGCTTGGACAGCCAGTCGCGCAGCGCGCCCATCTGCTGCGGTGACCACTCGCCCCGGTGGTTGTCGCGGTAGTCGCGCACCGCCTGCGTGTAGCTGGCCTGGGCCTTGTCGTGGTTGGCCAGGGCGGTCTTTGCGGCCTTGATCAGGGCGGCGCGGTTGAACGAAACGGACATAGCGGTTGTTCTCCTTCGTGGTTGTGTACTGCGGGTTAGTCCTGGTCGTTGACTTCGGCAGCGGCCAGAACGCGGGCCTGCTCGGCGGTGTTCACGCTCGGGATGTAGCGCGCCCCCGAAGGGGTGCCGGTCAGGGTCTCGATCAGCGAATAGCGAAGGCCCTTGTCAACTGCCTCGGCAATGCGCTGCTTCCAGTAGACGGGCGTGTCGGCCCGGCTGATGGCATAGGCGTCCGGCCGTACGGCCAGCGCAATTTCGGTGCGGGTAGCGCCCTGCTGCGTGAGCCGGTCCACGAACTCGCGGATGCGGATGGCGGTCTCCACGATGGGCTCGGGCAGCGCGCGGGCCAGCACGACCTCGCCCTGCATCGGGTCCACGCTGCCGTTGGGGCCGGTGATCAGCGGTGCGCTCACCCCGCCGGGAAGCTCATGGTTGATCATCAGCAGCGGCAGCGGGTTCTCCAGCTGCTCGGCGTTCTTCTGCTTGCTGGTGGTGATCTCGATGCACTTGCCCGGCAACCGGCCGTTGTCGTCGGCAATCTGGCTCACGTCCCAGGTGGCCATGCGCACCAGCAGCTCGCTGTCCAGCGCACCGTTGAGGGCGCTGCTGCCGCGTGCGGTGTCCGGCGCGCCCTTGGCGGTGTGGTGGACCACGCAGACGCCCGCGTTGGTCAGCTCTCGCAGCTTGTCGAACCGGCGTACCGCCTTGCCCACGTCGGTCGCGCTGTTCTCCTCCAGCCCGGCCGACATACGGGCGAACGTGTCGAACACCACCAGACCGATGCCCTGCCGCGCAATGTAGGCGGCAATCTCGCCCCAGGCTTCGTTCTGGGCGCTCACCAGGATGATGCCGTTGCCCAGCAGCAGGTCGTCGGCCAGGTCCACGTCGTGGGCGTCCTCCCACGCCTTGAGGCGCTGCACGGCACCGCTCAGGCCCTCACCGGGCAGGTACAGCACGCGCGTCTTGCGGGTGACCCGGCCCTGCCAGTTCTTGCCGGTGGCGATGTGGCAGAGCATGTCCAGCACGACCGTCGACTTGCCCACCCCAGGCGGGCCGATCACGCTGCTGAGCCCACCGTGCTCGATCAGCCCGTCGATGATGTATTCCGGCGGCGGCATGTCCCGCCAGTGGCTGAACGGCGCGATGCGCGGCACCCCGTTGTGCGGGGAGTCGAACACGTCGGGGTCGGGGTCGTCCACCTCGTCGGCATAGGGGCTGTCGGCCTTCTCCGACTTGCCGAAGTCGGCGGGCAGGTCGGACAGGTCGGCGGCGTACTCGACCGGGGTGTCGGCCAGGCGTTCCTCCACCAGGTCGGGCAATTCCTGCACGGCGTGGCTGTTGTGGTACCACACGCCGTCATCGCCCTCCCGCGCGTCGTCCGGCCCGATGGTGGTACCGCAGGCGCAGACGATGGTGTTGTCCTCGGCCTGGTCCTCAGTGTCGACCGGCTCGGGCAGGCTGAACTCCCCGTCGCCGTTCATCTTGTGCTCGCGGTCGACGCCCTTGGGGTCCAGGCCCGGCTCCACGCTCAGGTCCGGCGTCACGTCCATGTCGTCCATGGCCTTGCCGACGTTGCCGCCGTAGTTGATCAGCGCCACCGCCTGGAGCTTGCTGATGGTGCTGGTGCCCTTCTCGGCTACCCAGGCGTCGAACGGCTCGGCAGGGTTGTCGGTCCAGATGTGCAGCGGCGCGTTGGTCTCGGTGTAGCGGCCAGCGGTGCAGCCGGTGTCGTGCGCGGTGGCAGACTTCGGGCTGGCGTGGACGCCCGGCGCGGTCCAGACGGCGCACCCGCACCCGTCGGCGCGCGGGGCCGGGGTCCAGCCCAGAGGCTCCAGGATGTCGGCCCAGCTGACCGTCTCGGCCCAGGCGTCGATGGCCGTGGCCAGCTCACTGGCCTCGGGGCTGGCGGTAGCGGCAGCGCGCTGCACCCGGCGCTCGCCAGCCGCCATGATGGCCTCGCCCAGCCAGTCGGGCAGGTCGTACACGTGGCCCAGCTGCTCGTAGGCTCCCTCGGGCCGGGTGCTCGGCGGGATCAGCACGTAGCGGCGGTCCCACAACACGGCGAACCCATGGTCACCGCCCCAGGTCATCGCGCCCAGGTGGCGGGGCAGCACCGGCAGGTACTTGTCCGGCACGGTGAACCAGAAGTGCCCACCGTCGGCGTGCGCCCAGGTGCTGGGGTCGTTGATGTCGGCGTCCGGCCCGACCTGGCCGGGCGTGAGGATGGTGGGCGCGGGCCGGTACTCCTCGGGGATTTCGGCCACCTCAAACCACCGGTCCACCTGGGCGGCGGTGTCGCAGTCCACGACCACCACGCCCGACCCGCCCACCTCCACGGCCAGGTTCACGGCGGCGGGCTTGGTCATCTCAATTTCGCCAGCGTCGAACGCCTTCTTGGAGTAGTTGACCTCCTCACGCTTGCCGTCAGTAGCACGCCATTCGCTGAACACCTCGATATACCGCTTGAGGTAGCGCTCCAGGGTGGCCTTGTCGTCGGTGGCCAGCGCCAGCCCGGCACCGGACTTCACGGTCTGCCAGTCGCGCCGCCCGGCAGCCTGGGCCTCCTCCTGGGCTGCCTTGTCGTCGGCCTTCCGCTTCTGGGGTGTGCGCAGGTCAGCGGGCACCTTGCTGTCGGGGTAGATGAACAGCAGGTGCAGACCGAGGTCGGCAGCCTGCCGGATGAACGCGCGCACGGCTTCGTGGTCGGTGTTGTCGACACCGGAGCCAAGCACTGCCTCCAGCGGTTTGGAACCAAGCATGAACAGGGCCTTTCGTGGTTGTGGTTGTGCGGTTAGACGTAGCGGCCGGGCTTGCTGGCGATGCCGCCACCGAGCGCCAGGTAGCCCACCCCGTCGGTCCAGCTGTCGGCGTGGTTGGGCGTCTTGATCAGCCGGGCCACCTTCACCAGGGCCATGCAGATGGCCACCTGCTCGGCGGTGACTTCGTGCCCGAACACCACCGCCCACAGTGCGCCGGTCTCGGTGAAGTTCTGCTCGGCGTCCCCGTACACGGCGTTCCGGTCGTTGTTCACCAGGTCGGCGGCGGTGGCGCAGATGGCCCCGGCGCGCTGGCCGGTGGTCTGGTTCTCGCTGGCCATCTTGACCAGGGCGTCCATGCGGGCCTTGAGCCGTCCCTGCTTCACCTCGGGCGGCAGCTCGCCGCACAAGTCCAGATACTGCTCGCGGGCCGACAGGCCGGTGAGCGGCGGTACGTCCAGCTCGATGGGACCGCCCTTGTCGCAGTGGCAGCCCAGCGAATGCGTGTCGTTGGGGCAGGCGGCGGTCTTGGGCTTGGACCGATGTGCCGGGCAGCTGGGGTTAGTTCCAGGCTGGCGGCACGTGCATTCGGGGGCGGCGTCGGTGGCGTCAACGTCGGGCACGGCGGGCTCCTCGGGGTCGGTGGTTGTGGTCGCGGTGCGGGCCAGCTTAGCGGCGGCAATCTCACGCTCGAATGAGCCGCACGTGCAGACGATGCCGTCGGGGCGCAGGAACTCACACTTGGGGTCGTGCAGCACGGTGCGGCTGCGGTATCCGCTCATACCTTGGCCCAGGCGCTTCCCATGTCGGCGCGGTCGGTGCGCAGCACCGGCACCCGCTCGGCCCAGGTGATCAGGAACTCCGGCGGCGTGAGCATGATCTGCTGGACCTCCTCGGCCACCTCGGTGTCCACAACGAGCTCGTCGTGCATGGCCAGCTGGAGGTGGTCACCGATGCCGCGCCGGTCCATTTCCACGATGCTGTTGGCCAGCACGTCGTAGGCGCTGCCCTGAATGGCATAGTTCACCGCCTTGTACTCATAACCCTGGTCAACCGGCAGAATGCGCCCGCCAGCGGTGACCACCCGGCCGTACGTCTCGGCGACGTTCTGCACCTTGCGCATCCACCGCTCGCAGCCCTTCATCGCCTCGAACATCTGCCGCCTGATCTGCGCGGCGCTCTCCTCGGTGTGGCCGATCTGCCGGGCCAGCTTGGCGATGCCCAGCCCGTACATGGTGCCCAGAAGCACCACCTTGGCCGTGGGCCGGTCGATACCGGCACTGCGCTGGATGGGCTCGTACAGATCCTCCCCAGCCTCGAACGGGGCCAGGAAAGCGTGGTCCTTGGCCATCAGCGCCATGGTCACCGGCTCAATCTGGCTCCAGTCGATACTGGTCAGGCCCTGCCCGTCGTCGGTGATGATGGCACGGGCGTCCTTGGGGAACTGCTGGAGTTCGGGGCTGCCGTAGGCCATGCGGCCGGTGGCGCTCGCGCCCAGGGTGCTCACCTGCGGGTGGCAGCGGCCGGTCACGCTGGCCTGGCGGCTGACCTTCTCCAGGTAGCCCATCACCTTGTCGATCTGGGCCAGCTTGCGCTGTGCCGCCGCCAGCGGATGGTCCAGCCCGTCGAGGTCGGCCTTGGTGGCGCGCAGCTTCTTGGTCGGGGTGCGGGGCCAGTTGGCGGGCAGCTCGCCGCGCTCATGCAGGTACTCGACCAGCTTGGCACCCTTGCCGCTGCCGCCTTCCAGCCCGTGGGCGGCAAGCTCGGCAATGGCCAGGTTGCGGTCGATGTCCACCTGCTCGGCGTAGCGGTCCAGATAGGCACGGTCCACCGCCAGGCCGACGGCCGACCGGCGCAGCATCACGCGGTGGACGGTCTCCTGCGTGGCCAGCAGCTCCTCGGCCTCGGCCTCGGTGGTGGCCCCGTAGGTGGCGAACGGATGGTCGGTGGCCCAGTGCAGCGCCTTGGCACGCATCAGCGGCTCCACGCGCAGGGTGGCCACCGTGTCGGCCATGGCACCGTAGCGGTACACCGGGCTGGTGATGTCCATGCCCTCGAATCCGGCCTGCTGCGTCTTGTAGCCCGCCGCCTTGAAGGCCCGCTCCAGCCCGCCCTTGTCGTCGTCCAGGCCCAGGTGCCGGACGCTGAGCGCGGTCAGGTTCTTGGGCACCATCACGTCCGGCACGGCGAACCTGGTGATGAGCAGCGTGTCCACGATGCGCCGGATGGTGTTGTCGTTGATCAGGCCAGCGTGGTACAGCGGCGGCGCGTCGAACGGCACGTTGTGGAATGCGATCGTGCGGGCGGCGTGCAGCAGCGCCACCGCGACCTCGTAGTGCTCCTCGTCGCGGGCCGGGTCCAGCAGGATGGTCTGCGTACCCCCGTCGGGCCAGTCCCAGGCGGCGGTGACGCAGTTGATCGTGAACACGTTGTCCAGGCCCGGCGTCTCGATATCGAAGGCGATGGGCGTGCTGCGGTGCGGCAGCCGGTTGCAGAACTGGTCGGCGGCGCGCACCGCGTTGGCCCCGGTGTGCATGGTGGCGTCCAGCACGGGGTCATACCAGCTGCGGCTCGGCACGCGCGGAATGGCGGTCGTGGTCACGGGGCCACCGAGTTCCACGCGCTGGCCAGGGCCTCGCGCAGCTCGTCGGCGGTGGCGTCGTCACCGATCTGCTCCATGGCTGCGCTGATGGCCTCGTCCATCTCGTTGTGCAGCTCGGTGCGCCCCTCCTGCCGGGCCTTGTCGACGGCCTCGCTCAGCTCGTCCTCGGTGTGCATGGTCTCGTTGTCGACCTCCTCCTGGTGCGCGCACCCGTCGGCGTGGCCCTCGTCGTACTTGGCCTCCAGCATGTCGCTGGTGACGCCCGGCCCCGCCATGGTGCCCGCCGTGCCGGGCGGGCAGGTGTACTGGCCGGTCTCGGTGTGAATCCAGCCCCGGTCAGGCCCGCTGGTGGTGTGGACGGGATGGCCGCAGTCGGGGCACGCGCCCCGGTCGGTGAGGTAGTCGACGGCGCGGTCCAGTGGGCTGTGGGCCGGTGCCGGGGCGCTGGCTTCCAGCTCGGCGGCAGCGTTGCGCATCCGCTTGAGCATGGCGGCGCTGACGTTGCCCACGATGTCGCCGTGGTTCTCCAGCAGGGCCACGGCGGCGCGCAGCTCGGCGGCGGTTGGGGTGTCGGGCAGGGCGGTCACTTCTGGTTCCTCCAAAGGTCGATGACGTGCAGCAGGTGCGTCGCATGGGAGCGCAGCGTGGTGATGTCGGCGTGTACGTCGAGGGCCGAACGCAGGTTGCCGATGGCCTCACCCACGGTGCCAGGTGTCATGTCGATGACCGGGGCATTGCGTACCGGCTTCGGTCCTTCCCACTGGTCCACGCTCAGCTCGTCCACCCGGCCGTCGCTGTAGCGCACGCGCACCTCGCCGTACGGATGCACGGTGACATCTACCGTGACCTGGACAATCTCGGTGCCGGGTTCTTCGTCGTCGGCCTCCAGGTAGTCCTGGAACTCAGAGGCCATTGCCAGGGTGATGGCCGCAGGCCCGCCCCGGCCGGTATTCACCCGGCTGGCGCACTCCAGGGCCTTCTCACGCGCCCAGGTGCCGCCGTGGTCCAGCACGCCGCTGGCCAGGGTCTCGCTCAGCAGCGGCAGCTCAGCGCCCAGGTAGTGCTCGGGGTTGAACTCACCGAACCGCACCACGTGCGCAGGAAACGACACCCCGGCGCTCTCGATGGTCTGCGGATCCCAGCCGCCGGGGCTGATCCACACGTCCACCTGGGGGAAGCCCGACTCGTTGGACACCTCGCGCCGGACGAAGGCCACCGCCTCGCTGGTGCGGTCGCCGGGCACGCGCAGCCAGCTGATGATGGTGCCGTCGGGCAGGGTGCGCAGGTGGGCGGCGTCGGGGATGCCGCCACCGTCCCAGTTGATGCCGCTGCTCATTCGTGGTCACCACCGTTGGCGGCAACACCGGCCACCGCCTGCTCGTAGGCCAGCAGGGCAGCGGCCACCGCCTGCGGCAGCTGCGTACGGTTCAGCGGCTCACGCCAGTTACGCCATTCCCGTTTCCGGCTGATCTTCTCGCTGACACCGCCGCCCTTGAGGCGCAGCGGGCCGGACAGCGTGACGCCCAGCAGCTGCCCGTCCTCCCACCGGGCCACCATGAACACCGGCTGGAAGATGGCAGTGCGGCTGAACTCGGCGGGGCTGTCGGCAACCGCGCCGGGCGTGATGGCGAAGCGGGCGACGTGCTCCACGTCGGTGCGGGTGCTGTCGCGCTCGCGGCGCACCTTGGTGGTCGTCGTGCTGGACAGCCAGTCGATGTCGGCGGTGCCGGTGACCGGCCCCTCAATGAATCCGATGGTCACGGGGTTCTCCTTCGTGGTTGTGGTGGCGGGGTGGATCAAACCTGGTCGTCGTACAGGGCCAGGGTGGGCACGTCGTTGTACTGGTCGGTGGGGCGCAGGGTCACCGGCTGGTCGTGGAACAGGGTCTCCTCGGTCTCCGCGCCCTGGCCGATTCGGATGTGGATTTCGCCGCCGTTGGCGCTGAGCTGGCGCAGCTCGCCGGTCAGCACGCGGGCAATCTCGGTGTTGTTGTCCCACTGGCGGAAGCGGATGCGCTGGCCGATGTCGGCCGGGCGCAGCTCATCGGCACGGAGGAACGTGTTGAGCTTGAACCGGCTCTCGGGCTGCACCTCGTTGGCGGTCACTGGCCAGCGCCCAGGTGCTCGACCGACACGGTGACCACCGGCAGCGCGTAGTCCATGGGCGGGGCCATGCCCGGCCCGCAGATGCGGTTGCCCATGGTGGTGCAGTCCCAGCACGGCTGGTCCTCCTCGCACTGCTGGGCGGTGGGCTCAGCAACGCGGTGCTCGGCAGGCTCGGCGGTGATCAGCGCGCCGACCGGCATACCGACGGCCAGGCCGACCAGCAGCCCCGCGCCGAACATCACCGCGCGGTCTGCGTTGGTTGTGGGCATTGTGGTTGTCCTCCCAGGTAAACCGTAGCGGGGCTGTCCCGCCGGGGTAATAAAGGTTATACGTTACGCAGCTCGGGCGGCGCAAGCACTTGCCCGACACTGGGAGGGTATCTGCTGCTAGCGCGGCATATGGCCGGTTTGCGCCCACTGCTGGCCGCGCTGCATCTGGTACAGCAGCGCCACCGCGCGGCTCACTTCCGGCGGCAGGGTGACCATCAGCTCGTCCCAGGCACCGCGCCGCCGCAGCTCGTAGCACAGCTCCACGAACGGGCCATAGCTGTCGGCGCGCACGTCCTTGGTGACGACGTGCCCCAGCGCGAAGCACAGCGCGCTCGTCGGGGTGGAGTGCAGCGGCGTGCCGCCCGCGAAGCGGGGCACCTGGGGCACGGGCAGGGGAACGGTCATGCGTCTCAGACTAGCCCGTCAATGTCGGTGGTGTGGCCTGCCCTGGCTCGCGTGCGCGCGTACACGTGCGCGCGGGCGCGTCAGCGTACCAGATCGACCCCCAAAAAGTCAAATAGGGTTGCATAGCCCTTGACTAGGGCATTAGGGTGCGAGCAGTCGACCCGCGCCCAATGAGCCCCACGTCTACGGCGGCAAGGTCGGGTGAGATTCTTCTTCCTACTTCTGAGTAGGGTTCCGTCCGTGGCCTCGCCGTGGGGCTCAGCCCGCCCTTCACTTCGCCAGGCGGGCTACCCGGTGGCGTAGCCGGTGACCGCTTTCGCGGGTGGGCATTTAGGGTTAGTGTGATTGCCATGACCACAACCACACGCAAGAAGGCGAACGCACCCAAGGGTGACGTGCGCACCGAAACGCTGGCACAGTTCAGTGCCGCACTGGATGAACACGCGGGCAAGCCCGTGGGCTTCATGGACATGGTGGAAGGGCTGTACCGGGTACGGGCGCAGAAGGCCCAGCTGGAAGAGGCCCGCACCACGGTGTTCAGCCACGTGAAGCAGGCGTACGAGGTGGGCCACCGGGTGATCCCCGGCACGCCGTACGAGCTGAAGATGACGAACCCCAAGCCCGGTGAGACGTACCGCGCCGTGAGCAGTGCCGAGGTGAAGAAGGCTGACCCGGCAGCCTGGCGGCGCGCGCAGGCACCGACCCGGTTTGTGCAGGTGAAAGCGCCTGCGGGAGCTGCGGCGGCGGTGCCGGTGATTGATGCACCGGATGGCAGTGGCTTCATGGACCCGGTGACGGCGGCGGTGACCTACAAGGAGCATCCCGCGTGGGCGGTGCTGCGGGGGCTGCGGGACGAGGAACAGGACTTGCTCGACCGGCTGGACAAGGTGGCTGCGGACTTCGGCTGGGATGGCGGTGCTGCGGATGGCCCGCTGGTGTTCGCCGACAGCTGGTCGGTGCAGCTGGTGCGTACGCAGTTCAGCGGCGAGAAGCTGGCCATTGTCGCGCCCGAGGTCTTTGACCGCCTGGCGGTGACCAAGACCAAGCAGGCCCCGGCCCGCATGTTCATCGGCAAGGCCAATGCCTCCGAGGACTACGACGACGCCGACTAGGGCGGTGGCGCGCCAGAAAACCATGGCTGAGCTGCGGTTATGCAGTGGTACTGGCGCGCCAGCAAACTAGGGGTTATACATATAACCATGGTACGCATAAAACCACGTGGGCCGGGTCGCCCGAAGGGGCCAGACAAGTTGCTGGTGCCCGTGAAAATGCTCCCTGACCAGCGCAGACGGTTCAAGGCCATGTGTGCCGCGCGGGACATGACTTACGAGGAAATGATTATCGTTTGGATGGATAAAGAGGACGCTTTGGAGCGCCGAAAGGCCGCACAGCAAAAACATCCGCTTCACCAGCCAAAACAGGCCAGTTTCTACCCAGGAGGAGGGCAGCGTGTCCAGCCCCGACAGTGACGATGTGAAGGCCCAGGGCGGCGCAGTGGCTGGCCCCGGCCCCACCGACGATGACAGCGTGGCGGCGCTCATCGCCCCCGGTGCGGCCGAATGGACCGGCAAGCCCGTGGTCTGCACCACCTGCCATAACGCAGGCAAGCCCGTGATGGGACAGGACGGATGGCAGCTGCCCATCCACGGCATGGTGGAGCGGGAGTTCCCGTTCCGCATCGTGACGTGCCCCGGCAGCATGGGGCCGGTCACGGCCATGCAGACCCCGCAGCCCATGGAGCAGCGGATCGAGGAGCACGTGGTGCGCGCCATGCCCGACCGCCCGAACGACGACTGGGACACCCCGTGAAGCCCTGGCAGCTGGCGGCGCTGGCTGAGCTGCTGCGGCACCCCGAGCGGCGCGTGATCGTGACATGCGTGCCGCCCCAGCACCCGCAGACGGGGCAGCGCCGTGGATGAGTGGCCTGAGCTGGAGGCCCTGGGCCGGGCGGTGGACGCCTGGGACGAGTGGCCGGGCAGCCCTGAACCCCGCGCCCAGGCGATCATCGACGCAGCGCGTGACGTGGTGCGCAACTACCGCGACACCCTGGCCATGATCGCGGCGTACAAGGCGATGCCGCCGGTCACCATGGACACGCTGCGCCGCGAGGGCCTGGTAACCGAGGCCCAGTATCGGCGTCAGGTGGGGCTGCCGCCAGCGGCCGAACCAGGCGTGAAGGCGTGCATCGAGATTCCGGTGCCCGAGGGCTACGACGAGCCGTGCCCCAACGGGTGCGGCGTGTACGTGGTGAAGGGCTATCCACACTTCAACTGCCCCAAGGAGGCGGGAGGTGATCGACACCGTGACGATTGAGCACCAGCGCGGCACCAAGCCCGTCACCCGTGCGCGGGTCGACCGCGCCACCGCCTGCTACTACCCCGACAGCCAGCGCGTGGTCCTGGTGGCCGACAAGGCAGACTTCGGCGCGGCGCTGCGTGCGCTCACCGAGCTGCGTGACCACTACGGGGCCGAGCTGGAACCCCGTGAGGGACAATCGCCAGCATGACCCGCCAGCCGATCATGGAGCTGACGCCCGAGCACGCCGACGGCACCATCTACGCCGACGGTGAGGGTGATCTGTGGCAGCCGTGCCCGTTCGGCTGGATGGTCACCCGGCGCACGGCGTTCAGCATCGACTCCATGCTGAGCACGCCGTTGCCGATCTATGGCCCGTACGTGCCCGTGCTGGGGCCACCGGCCGAGAGGAGCCAGTTGTGACCGTCAGCGACGATGACATCAGCACCCTGCTGGACGAGGAGCTGCTGGCCCGCCGTACCAAGGTGATGTTCCTGCGCAATGCCGGGGCCACCTGGGCGGCGGTGTCCAAGGAGACCGGGGTCAGCATCGCCACCTGCCGCAAGGACTACGCGGTGGTCTGCCGCGACATCAACAACGAGCAGCCCGCCGACGTGGTGGCCCGGCACCGCGCGGTCATCTTCGACATCCAGCGCGCCAACTACCCCGCCATGATGCGCGGCGACAAAGACGCTGCCGCCACCATCCTGCGGGCGCTCGACCGCGAGGCCAAGCTGCTGGGCCTGGACGCGCCCACGCGCATCCTGGCCGGGGTCAGCGACGTGGAGTTCGCCAACGAGGCTGCCCGGCTCATCGAACGCATCACCGCACTGGACCCCACAACCATGAAGGAGCTTGGCCGTGCCACCAACAGCGCGCCCCGCATCATCGACGCAGAATCCACTGACGTTTCCGCTGACCCGTCGGGTGCTGCGCAGGCTGCGCCGATGCCTGGGGCAGCGCCCGGCGCTGACGACGGTGACGACGACTGGTCCAACATTGCCTGAGCCCGACGCCGCCCATGGGTCGGCCGAGCACCGCTGCCGCCTGGTCGAACGGCACGAAATCAGCGCGCCGGTTGACGACGAGCAGCCCGACATCAGCCACTACCGCGAGGCGGTGGCTGCCATGTTCGACCAGGCGCGGGCCTGGCACGCCGCCCACGGGCTGGAGCCCATCGACCTGGCCCGCTTCGCCCGCACGGCCAGCGCCAACGGCCAGGCAGCGGTGGGCGTGCAGTGGACGGTCACCGTGGGGCGCGGTGAGCTGAGCGCGGACCAGCGCCTGCCCGGCGTCATGGACAGCTGGAAGTGGTCGGCCCGGTTCCACCACTGGCGCAAGGTGTTCAACCGCATGGACGGACGACAGGGGCGGCTGCTGGCGCTGCGTGAGGACGGCCGGGCCAGCGTCACCCCGCTGTTCCGCGACCACCGGCCTGCCGCCGAGACGCCGCTGAACGCGGCCAGCTTCGGCGTGCTGACGGGCAGCGTGGACGGCTGCACGTGCCATCTGCCCGGCCCGTTCAAGGACATCTGCCCCGTCCACTACGACGCCGACACGTAGGCAGCGCGCTACCATCTGGGCCATGGGCCTCGCTGACCGCCATCACTCCGTCCAGCACCTGGTCGACCTGCTGGAGCCGAACCCCAACCTCCCCGACCCGCTGTTCCGTGTGGCCGACGTTGCCGCCTGCCACCGGGACAAGATGCTGGAGCTGCTGCAAGACGGCCCCGAGCTGGCCGCTGGGCTGCGCAAGCTGCTGGAGGCCAAGGACTGCTTCGTGCGCCAGGCGCTGCTCGACCGCGTGGAGGACGAGGGCCAGTGACCGGCACGCCCGAGCAGCTTGCCCAGGTGCGGCGCAACGTCGACCAGCTGGCCAGCACGCTGTGGTGGAAGGCCCAGGGCAGCCCCACGCCCGACGAGGTGCTGGCCACGCGGGACGCGCTGCTGGCCCAGGCGCGGATGAACGGGCTGGACGTATGAGCGCCGACCCGTGCGAGCTTGACGACGACGAGCCCGACACCAAGGGCTGGCGTCCCGACCTGCTGCTGGTGCCCGCACTGCTGGCCGGTAGCCCGACCACCATGGCCGACCTCTGCCCGGCCGACCGCGCCTGGGCGGTGGCGGGGCTTATGCGCGCCGGGCACACCGCCGAGCGCATCCGCGACCGTATGGGGTGCAGCCTGCGCACCGTGCGCATGGTCAGCGCGTGGGCAGCCACCACCGCCATGATGCTGCTCCAGGACGAGACCGAGCACTTCCAGGACGAACACCGGATGCAGGCCAGCGAGATTGCCCGGCTCACCCGTGAGCTGGCCACCAGCGAGGCCACCGCCAAGCGGTACCAGGACCAGCTGGCCAACGTGCTGGACAGCTACCTGACCGGCGAGGCTGGCCCCAGCTTCCCGAAGTGCGGGCACCCGAAAACCAAGTACAACACCTACACCGCGCCCAAGACCGGCAAGACCAGTTGCCGCATGTGCCACCGTGACGCCCAGCGCGACTACGAGGCCCGCAAGGCGGCAGCCGCCGCCGAGCGCTAGGCGCTCATCCGCAGCCGGATTTCATGCCGAACCAGCGTGCGCTGGCTGGCATGGCTGCCGAACGTGTTCGACCGGGCGCACATTTCCAGCTCGTCCAGCAGCTGCTCGTCGGTCATGTCGATCAGGCTGGCCTGGTAGGCGTCGATGTCGGCCTGCGTGACCATGCGCTCCATGATGTGCTCCCTTGTCTGCGGCGGCGGCGGGGCTGTCCCGCGTGGCTGATGTGAACACACTAACCCGCCTTAGTCGGGTAAGTCAAGATGACCACGCGCACCGGCAGGCGTAGGGTCGGCCCCATGGCCAAGGCACGCAAGGGCAGCCGCCGGGCCGGGGCATTGCGCGGTGGCCGGTCCAAGATCGCACGCAGCCGGGGACGCGGTACCGTCGCGCTGCACAGCCGCGCAGGCGGCATCGCCACGTTCGCCAAGGGCGGCGGTGGCGGGTATCGCGGGTTCAAGTCGAAGAAGCAATGGCGTTGGGCCTGGGCCACGCACCAGCCCTGGGCGCGCAAGAAGTCGCACGAAACGGCCGGTGGCCCGAAGGTGCGCTATCGCCGCCTCCCGGCCAGCAAGCACAGCGGCCACAAGGGCAGCCGCGCCCCGTCCTGATAACCCGGTCATCAGGGTTCAGCCGAACGCGCCCAGTGCGCTCGCCAGGAACAGCAGCGCCAGCGCCGCAGTGAGCGCCACATAGCCCGCCTGCCGCCAGCTGGCCCATGGCCAGGCCACCACCTCGGGCTCGGGCTGTTCGTGCCAGGGCGACACCCACAGCGCCGATACGCCGACGCCCGGCCCCAGGCATACCCGGCAGCGGTACGCATCCACCAGCCAGCGCATGTCGTGCCGGTAGCGGCACTGGCCGCAGCCCTGGCACCAGTCCGCGCGGCCATCGCGCAGGCTCTGGATGCCCGGCTCCACCACGGGCTTGCCGTTGGTGTCGCTGGCCAGCAGGGGCGCAGCCACCGGGTGCAGCTGTCCGTCGGCGTTGGGCAGCATCAGTACGCCGCCCGCGTTGTTGTCCAGGCGCGGCGTCGGCTGCGGTGGCAGCGGCGTGAAGGCGAAGCCCTCGGGCACCTGGCGCACGGTGCCGCCGGTCGGGCTGGCGTGCAGCTGGGCCACGGCATCGCCCAGCTTGGCGAACTGCGCCGCCTGCGGGCCGAAGTCCCGCCAGTCTCCGGACAGCGGCATCACCACACCTCCAGGGGTACGTCGCAGGTCTCGGCGTGCTGCGCCAGGTAGTGCGCGCCGCACGTCTTGCAATGGTCTGTGTCGTCGTAGGGGTCGGTCGCCGCCCGCAGCTCGGCGGTCATCCGCGCGCCCTGGCGGCAGCTGCACCCGGCGCAGTGCGGACCACGGATGTTGCTGCGCCGGTACGTGCCGCCCTGGCTGCCGGGCACCAGGCGGTCGGCAATCACCTCGTCCTCGGTCACCAGCCGCCCGCATTCCCAGCAGGGCACTTTCACCCCGTCGCCGCCGAACCCGGCCTCGGGGCTCACCAGCCACTTGCGCCGGGCGCGCCGGTCGTAGCTGCTGCCGCGCTCGTTGCGGTTGCTGCGCCCGCAGATGCTGCTCATGTCGGGCTCGGCGGGTCGTACACCAGCCGCCAGCGGTCGACTATCCACACCACCGCCCACCAGTGCCGCAGGTGGTGCCGGTCGGCGTCGAACAGCCGCTCCACGTCGGCCCGCGTGGGCACGCCAGCGCCGGTCACCGGCCGACCACCTGTCCGCACCGCGCGCAGACCTGGGCCAGCTTGCCGCCACGCGGCACCGTGATGGCCGTGAGGTGCGGGCATGGGCGCTTCATTCCTCGTCCCGTTCCCAGTCGTCCAGAATGGCGTTGATTCGGTTCAGTGGCACCACCAGCGCGCTGCCGTACTCGGCGCACAGCTCGCGGATACGGGCCAGCGCCAGCCGGTCGGGCGGCAGGGCGAACGGATCGCTGCTCACTGGTCGAACTCCTCGTCGTACATCGGCAGGAACTCACTGGCCGGGCGCGGCTGCCCGGCGGCAACGCTGGCATCGAACAGGGCCAGCAGGTGCTCTAGGTACCGCACGTGCGGGTTCGGCTCCAGGCCGGTGTCCGGCGCGTCGACAATGCGCTGGATGAACTTGCGGCGCTGCCGGGGCACGTCCATCCCCTGGCTGACGGTTTTCACGGCTTACCTTTCCCACGGTGGGCGTCCTGGCCCTTGATCTGACGACCGCTGCGTGCCACGTGCCGCCGGGCCAGGCCGGTACGCGGGTCGATAATGGGCTGGCGCTGCGTGTTGGTGGTTCTCCCGCAGTATTCGCACCGGTCGAACGTGCCCGCCATGGGCTGGCCACTGCCGGGGCACCACGGTGATTTCTGGCGCGCACCCTTGGTCCTGGGCATTATGGGCACTCCTGGTTCCGGCGGTGCACCAGGCGGCATTCCGCGCAGATAAACTCCTCCGGCCCCAGGGTGAAGTCCCGCATGTCGTAGGCGGGGCCATCACCGATGATCCTGGGCCAGTCCTCGGGCAGTTCGGGCTCTGGCCCGCAGCCGGTGCCGGGCAGGCAGCTGGGGCAGCCCAGCGACTCACTGTGCGCGTTGTGGCCGCACTGGCGGCACGTCACCTTGGGCGGGGTCATGGCCGGTCGTCCCAGCCGTTGCGCTGTCCGCTGGTGGAGCAGCGCTGGCCGGTACGCGGGTCGTCGTGGTCGGCCCAGACGCGCTTGCCCTCGTCGTCGCGGGCGATGTCGACCGTCAGGGTGCAGGCCGGGCACCAGTAGGTGCCGTCGGCGCTCATCGCGTCCTCACCACGGCGGTCAGCTCCCACGGGGCGGCGTCGGGCATCTGGTCGCGGCCGACGGTGAGCAGCGTTCCCACATCGTCGTGCAGCACCAGCGCCCAGGGGCTCACGCCGATGCGCACGTTGCCCGCCAGCGGCCGGTCCAGCGTCACCTCGGCCAGGGTCACGTGGTCGCGGTGGCAGGGCCTCCACGGTGCCCACCACGGCCGGGCGTCCAGCGCCGCCACCATGGCGACCAGCATGGTGCCCGGCACGACCTCGGTGGCCGGGTCGATTGCGGCCGGTGCGGTGGCCAGCGTTGCCGCCTGCTGGCCCGCGCGGCGGTGCAGCAGCCACACGCGCAGCACGAACCCCAGGGCCACGCCCAGGGCGGCGTCACGCCAGCTGAACTGCCAGCCCAGCAGCGTGTCCAGCCACCAGAACAGCCAGTCCCTCATGGACGCCATGGCTCGGTCCCCGTTCCGGTGCTGATGTTGTGCGTGAAGCACCAGCCGTAGCGCTGACGGCAGTCCGGCCCGCAGGGGTAGCCGCCCATCAGCTGCACCATCTTGGCCAGCTCGGCGTTCGTCATGTTGGCGTCCATCAGTTGCCCTCCAGCTTGGCGCGCAGTGCGGCCAGGTCGGCGTCGTCCAAGGGCGGCACCACCGGCCCCAGCAAGAACGGCATGTCGGTGTTATGGGTGTCGCACCAGACCTCGCCCTGGTTGAACACCAGGCGGCAGCCGGTGGCCACGTGCAGCGCAATCTCGGGGTTGATCTGCGGCAGGCCCACCGGCAGCGGCTGCGTCGGCATTGCGCGGGCGATGCGCTCCAGCGCGGTGACAGCGCGCTTGGCCAGGGTCATGGCGTCACGGGTCGGGCCGGGGAGCAGGTTAACCATGGTCGGGGCGTCCTTTCGACGTGAGGGGTAGGCCAGCCCGCCGGAGCGTGGCGATGGCGTTCTTGAGGCTGCGGATGTCGCTGGGCGTGCTGGGGAACACGGTGGTCAGCACGCCGTCGATGTACACCTTGAAGTGCCCTCGGTGGGCCTTGACCTCGGCACCCACCTCCTGCACCGCACTGACGAGCGCGCGTACCTCGGGGTGCGTGCCGCCGCCCCGTTTTCGGCCGCAGCCTGGTATCGGTTGGTTGGCCACGTTGGGCCTCCTTTCGGTGGCGGGCCGGGCCTTCCGGCCCGCCGGGGTAGGGCTTACTCGTTGACCGCGTTCATCCAGGCGATGGCCCGCATGGCGTCGGCGGCGCTGGCACCACCCTCACCCGTGCCCACGATCACGATGCGCTCGACGCGCCCGTTGTGGACGTAGGTGCCGCGCAGCACCATGTCGTACTGGAGGTCGTCCAGCTTGATGGTGCGGTGCAGCGCCTCGGCCACGCGCAGCATGGAATCCATCGACTCGGCGGGGTCGGTGGACTCGATGTCCACCTGCGTGCCGCGCGAGGTGAGGATCGAGAAGGTGAGGGGCTTGCTGAGCATTGCTGGCTCCTTGGGTCGCGGCGGCGGGGCTGTCCCGCCTGGCTGATGTGAACACACTAACCCGACTAAGGCGGGTAAGTCAAGAGCTTCTACCAGCGAAAATGGATGGGTCTATGGCGTGGCGGCGCACCATGCCGTCGGCGCGCTCGGCCCAGTGCTTGCCGCACACCGCGCAGTACGCATGACCCCGAAAGGTGCGGGCCGGGGCCTTGCCAGACCCCGGACACCGCACCCGATCAGTTACGCCCGGCATTCCACGCGGCGGGCAGGAACCCGCCCTTGGACAGGAACTCGTGCAGGCCCAGGAACACCTCGGCCAGGCGGTGCACCTCGTCGCCGTACTCGGACAGGTCGCTCCTGGCCAGGTCCAGCGCCTCGGCCAGGGCGGCGTCGGGGTCCATCAGCTGACCTCCACCCACTGCATGACGACCGCCAGGGCGGCGTCGTAGCTGTCGGTGTCGGTGACCGCGTTGACGAACTCCGTCACCTCGGCCACGTGTCCGGCCGCACGCAGTGCCTTGCTGACCTTGCCGATGACGAAGAACACGTTGCCGTCCTGGCCGGTCAGCTGCACGTGGACATCGGGGAAGCGGGGCGCGGCACCGGCCATCAGTAGCCGCCCTCGCGCTCGCGGCCAAACGGGCTGCCGCCGCCGAAAACCACGCCACCGGCCGCAAACCCTCCGCGCCCGCCGCCACCGACCCCACCGTGGGCCTGGGGCACCGTGGCGCGGACCAGCGGGTCGACCACGCCGCCGGGGCTGTAGCTGCCCAGCACCCGGCCGAAGGTGCCCATGCGTTCGGCCACCGGCTCCTCGTCCTCGGGGTCCGGCCCCAGGCGCTCGACACCGGTCAGCCGGTCCATGCTCGGCCAGTTGGCTTCGCCGATGAACTGGAGCAGGCCCGGCCAGTTGAACCGATCAGTGGTCTGGCCCGTGACGGTCCAGCGCACCGCGTTGCCGTAGCGCCAGCCGACGGCGGCGTAGGCGTACGTCCGGCCGCTCTGGTACTTGGTGAAGCCGACGACCACGGCGCTGCCGTGCTCCACGTCGGGCTGCTTGGGCTTACGGGCCTCACGGCGCGCCAGCTCGGCCTCGGCCACGGCACGGTCGACTTCACCGGCCTGGGCCAGCAGCTCGGCAGCCTTGGCGCGCAGTGCGGCGGCGCTGGCCAGCTGCGGCGGCAGCGACTGCGGCTCCGTGGCCTTGGCGTCCTCGTTTTCGTTGGACATGGTGGTTGTTCCTCCTGGTGGTTGTGGTGGGGCTACGGGGCTTCGACTTCGGCCGGGCCGGAGCCGTAGCTGCTGGGGTGCTTGGCGTCCTTGCAGCGGCTGTTCTTGCTCGCCATGCCGATGCCGTGCTTGGCGTTCACGAACGCGGGGTTCATGCACGCTTGGTCGTAGACCGGGTACTGGCCGGTCTCGGCGCTGGCGGCTGCCGCCCCGAACAGGGCCATGCCTGCGGTCAGTGCGGCGGCGATCAGGTACTTCATGGTGTTCTCCTTGGTGGTTGTGGTTGGTCGTGCGCTCCCCGCCCTGGTCCTGCCCCAGGATGGCCACCCTGCGCAAGGCGGGCCATGGTTCTGATATTTCTCTCGGGGACTGGTGGTGCCGGGCCAGTGGTCAGTTCACCGGCCCGGCACCGGTCTACTACACCGGCAGCAGCGCCGTGAACGCCTTGGCCTTCATGTTGCCGATGTCGCTGCTCATCAGGGTGCGCTGGGCGCGGCGAATGGCGGCGTCCTCACCCTCGGCACCGGCGACCGGGCGGTGGTGGTCCAGGTACTCGGTCACCGCGTTGTACACGCCGAACGCCGTGCCACGGAACGGAGCCACGGTGTCGGCGGTGCGGTACAGGTCGACCACCTCGGCGGCGCGCAGCTTGCGGCTCTCGGCCTGCTTCTCGGTGCTGGCACCGGGCACGTTCCAGATGTCCTCCAGCACCTCCAGCACCTGCACCGGGTTCATCTCCCGCTTGATCAACAGTTCGCACTGCTCCACGAACGTGTCGCGGTAGGCGAAGGTCAGGCCCAGCAGCTGGCGCACCTCGGCCAGGCGCTTGTCCGGCTCACCCGTGTGGCGCAGGCTCACGCAGCTGCGGGCGGCGTGCTCGGCCATCCGCTGCGTGTTGGCGCACACGATGCGCACCGGGCTGATGATGGCCCGCAGCGCGTCCTCACCCGTGTGGTTGTTCAGGATGCTGATGTACAGGTCGGTGATGTCCTTGAGCCCGGTCACGGGGCTGACGAACTCCATGTGGGCGGGCATCTTCATGGTGACGAAGGTGTCCCGGCCACCGCGCAGCGCGCCGATGGTCTCGATGTGCGCGCCGCCCTCGTCCACGATCTGGCTGAGCAGCGCGGTGGTCTGCTCGTTCTGGAACGGGGTCCAGCGGTTGCCGACCACGCCCAGGGCCTCGGTGCCCCCGTTAACCGGGTTCGTGCGGACCACCACGTGGCGGTCGGGCACGGTCAGGCTCAGGGTGCCCTCGCCGGACTGGTCGGGCACCTCTGCGGTGAGCGGCACCTTGCGCACGTCCCAGCCGCGCATGTGGGCGGCGTCCAGGGCCTCGTCGGTGGTCATCAGATGGCCGACCGGGGTGCCCAGCTTGTGCCAGGCGTCCACCAGCCCGTTGGCGTCGGTGCGGCTGTCCGCGAAGCTGGTGACGCCGTCGGTGGTATCGAGTTCGTGGGCCATGGTGTTGCTCCTTTGTGGTTGGGGTGGCGGGGCGGTCCCGCCTGCTGATGTGAACACAGTAACCCGACTAAGGCGGGTAAGTCAAGCGCTTCTAGCAGGCAATTTAGTCAGAAACTGCCCATCAGGTAGCCCACCGGGATGGCCAGCGCGCACGTTACGGTGAGCACCGCGCACACCAGCTCGGTCATGCTGTCCCGCCGGGAGAAGTGCAGCCCTACGCAGGCCAGCAGGCTGATGGCCACCAGGAACACCATCGGCATGGTCACCAGGGGCCTCCCTCGGGCAGGTTGAACCAGGTACGGCGCTGCTCGTCCGGCGTCGGGTCCGGCATCACCGTGATGATCTGCTCATGGCCCTGGTAGCTGCGGCAGCCGGTGGCCTCGCCGCCGCACGGCTGGTCGGGGTTATGGGTGTGCAGCGTGACCACGCTGGCGGGGATGCGGATTTCGGTGGGCCACTGCGCCTCAATGCCGATGTTCCACCCCTGGTCGCTCGCTGGCGGGGCCAGCAGCGCCTCCCACGGCACCGGGTCAGGCCCCAGCTCGACCATGCGCGCAAACAGCCCGCCATCGGTCTCACGGAACACCTTGTCGCGGCGCTCCTGGCGAATCTCGCGGGCGATCTGCGCCGCCCAGCGGATGTGACCGGCGGCGTCGGCGGCGCGGTTGCGCCTGCGGGCCTTGCGACCGAACCAGCCGCAGCTCGGGCACCAGAGCGCGTGTTCCACGTGAAACTTCATGGCATAACCACCTTGAACTCGTTGCGGAAGAGGCACAGCCGCTTTCCATAGGCGAACTTGATGCAGTACAGCGGCAGGCCCGTTGCACTCTGGATAACCGTGGTGATCTGCCCTGCCCGCGCGGGCAGGGTGACCTTGCGAACGCCGGTGGTGGTCTCCACTCGGTCGCCCACCACCGGCACCACGGTGTGTCCGTCGCTGATGTCGATCAGTCGGGCGTGAGCGGAGCGCTCGCAGGCGCGCTGGGCCTCGGCCTTGGTGCCGCACACAGCGGTGAAGTCTGGCCCGCTGGCGGTCCAGATGGGCCGGTGCGTGCCCGCGCTGAGCACGGCGTAGGGTCCGGCCTGGTACAGCCCCGGCCGGGTGCGGGTCCACTTCATGCGCGGGCCTCTCGCCGGTCGCGCCAGTAGGCGGCGTTCTCGGTGGTCTCCCAGTCCACGATGCGGCTGGCCAGAGCCCAGTCCGCAGCCTCACCGGCCAGCGTGTTCTCCAGGTCGCTGGTGATGCCCTGGCCGGTGCGGCAGGTGGCGTCGTGGTCATTGACGTAGCCACCGCAGTCCTCGCAGGTGGGCGGCTCGGTGATGTCGGCGGGGTCGTACATGGCGGTTATGCCTCCTCGGACTGGATGCGGGCGATGGCTGCGGCGGCGTCCTTGGCGCTGGGCACCGACCGCACGTAGATGATGGAGCTGCCGGGTGCCAGGTCGACCTGGTAGCCCACGGCGATCATGTCGTCGGCCAGGGCCTTCGCCTTGCGGACGTTGGCGCTGTCCAGGTCGCTGACGCTGACCCACACGTTGGCCGGGATGGTGCGCCCGTTGCCACGGTGGACGCTGTACCCGGCCCGGTGGATCGGTTGCGTGATGATGTGGAAGTCGCGCCGCAGCGCCCGGCTGATGACCGGGGCGGTGGGCAGACCGTTGGCGGGCTTGGTGCTCATGGTGGCTGTCCTTACTCCGCGAAAGCGGCGTCGAAGGCGTCGAAGAGGTCATCAACGGTGTGGATGCCGTTGGCCGCGAGGTTGGCGGCGACAGCCGCGTTGGCGCGTGCGTTGGCGGCGTGAGCGTTGTGCTGGGCGATGGTGTTGTCGACCATTGGTGTGACTCCCTTACCTGCGGCGGCGGGGCTGTCCCGCCTGGCTGATGTGAACACACTAACCCGACTAAGGCGGGTAAGTCAAGACGATGGCAGGGCCAGGACCAGGCAATTTGCCCGGCCCCGGCCCTGGAGGCTTACGCCTCGGCCTTGGCGGCAGCCTTGCGGGCTGCCCGGCGCTCGCGGCGCTTGGCCAGCCGCTCGGCCTTGTCCTCGGCGGTCTCGTTGGCGCGCTTGGCTGCCCGGCGGGCGGCGCGGCGGGCCTTGCGGGCAGCCACCTTGTCGGTGGTGGCCTCAGCCTCGGCAACCTCGGCCTCGACCTGCTCGATGGTGGCGTCGGCCTCGGGCTCGGCCTCGGTGGTGTCCAGCTCGGCCAGGGCCTCCTCCAGGTCACCCTCGGGGTCGGCAGCGTCGACCGGCTGGGGCTCGGGGTCGGCGGCAACCTCGGGCAGCGGCGCAGCCTTCTTGCTGGCCTTCTTGGCGGCGGGCTTGGTGGCCTTGGCCTTGGGCGCGTTCTTGGCCTCGATCAGCGCGTTGATGGCGTCCTCTTGCCAGCCCTGCTCGGCCGGGAAGTCACCGACGCTGACCACGCCCTGCACGCTGGTGGGCACGGCGGGCACCACAGTGGCCTGGTAGCCCTGCTCGGCGAAGTATGCGCCGACCTTGCCGCTGCCCGCCTTCGCGGCGGCGGCTGCGGACTTGTGCCAGCTGTACGGACCCCAGCTGGTGCCGTCCTCGTTGCCTGTCATCAGGACGTGGGTATAGGCCATGGTGCCGCTGGTGCGGGTGAAGGTCTCGCCGTTGGGGGCGGTGGCGGTGAAGGTGACAGTAGCCATTTTGGTGCTCCTTGCGGTTGTGCGTAGCGGGGCGGTCCCGCTGTGCTGATGTATGAACACTAACCCGCCTTAGTCGGGTAAGTCAAGACGACCACGGAGACCAATTTTTGCAGGTGAAAGCCTCTTTTACGTCCACCCCTGGTACCGCCCCCGGTGTCCGGCTCCGTGCATTTAGACTAACCCGGTATCCTCCACGGTCGCAACTCCTCCGGCAGGTGGTCGGTTATGCTCCGCGC